CCAATCTCCCCATGAAAAATCGTGATATAATTGTAGTGGTTATGAGCCTGCTCTACTTGCACTTTAACAACTGAAATGCCAACTAGCCTTTGAAGCACATTTGGATGTGCGCCCGTTCCGTAAACGGGAGGTAGTCCGTTCGAATCGGATCATTGGCTCATAGTTTCTTGCATCTATAAAATGCAAGTGGTGGACTCTCCCATGAGCATCAAATTTATGCCCAATTTGGTGTCTTATGTACCAATGTGATTGGTGTGGAGAATTCTTTGATCGTAGAAGGCATGGAAAGAAATCTGTATTCGTTTTTTGTTCAAGAGTATGCAAGGAAAAAGCCCAGTCCATAGAAGGTGGAGACAAGTTCTCTTCCATGCGACCTCATCATTATGGAAATGGGAATTATCAATACAGACGAAGGGCATTTAGACATTATGGTGCAAAGTGCAATAGATGTGGATATTCCGAAAATGTGAAAGCCTTGCAGGTGCATCACAAAGATGGAAATCATCAGAACGGTCACATTGAAAATCTAGAAGTGCTTTGTGCTAATTGTCACGCAATTGAAACATGGGCCTAAGTTGTTGGTGGGTGGCATAATGCTCCTGCAAAGCGTAGGATAGGGTTCAACTCCCTATAGGTCCACCTATGCGGTTCTGTCCATTAGGGACAAGCAATCTTCTCTTGCGGGAAGAGTCTGGTTGAACACCAGAGAGCCGCACCAGCGGGTATGATATATTGGCAGTGTCGTACTCCTCCAAAGTACTGAAAAGGGTTCGATTCCCTTTACCCGCACCTATGGCCGCTAGTCCGACTGGCTAGGAGATCCTCCGCAAAAGGATCGTGATCGGTTCGAATCCGATAGTGGCCTCTTGAGCTAGGTTTCACTTCCTTTCCCTAGCTCAATTCGACCTCCTTTCTAAAAGTGGATGGGGTGGTTACATTGCCCTCAGTGTTTGGCCCCATCCACCATGCCTCTGTAACTCAATGGCAGAGTAATCGCCCCTTAAGCGAGAAGTTGACGGTTCAAGTCCGTCCAGTGGCACTAACCGTTGGTCTCCATCGTGAATGGGCGGGAGACATCTGGAGGGGCACGCCGCGGAGTGCAGCCAAGCCCCTGAATAAATCTGCATCCCCCATTCATATGCTTCTCTAGCTCAATGGATAGAGTAGCCGCCCTCTAAGCGGTTGGTTCAGGGTCCGAGTCCCTGGAGGAGCGCCTATGGAAAGAGTCTGGGTAGCACCCTTGACCGTCTGGTATCAGATAGACTGAAGAGCACTTCTTCCTTTCCTGCGTCACCTGCTATAAGTGGTGAGACCTGGGCGACGCGTTCGCTACCAATGCTTCTGTAGCTCAACGGTCAGAGCGCTTGTCCTACACACAAGATGTTGGTGGTTCGAATCCACTCAGATGCACCAAGGAATAATCAGGCTTACTAAATATCATAATATGGCAACGTTCTGAATACGTTGCGCCCATGGTTATTCCACGCTGCGCGGTAGAGTACTGGTAACTCAGAGGTCCCATAAACCTCGGTATGTGGGTTCGAATCCCACCCTCGCAACCTTTGCCCTCCTGCTGGAATTGGTAGACAAGGACGCCCTAAAAGCGTTCGCCTTAATCGGCGTGAGGGTCCGAGTCCCTCGGTGGGCACCTGGAGGCAAGAATGATACTTGCAATCCTGTTCTGGACAATCTGTATACTATTTGATAGGAGATCATATGGGAACAAAAAAGATAGAACATCTCGTGAATCATATCGTATTGGTGCTTGATGGTAGTGGCAGTATGAGAGGACAGCCAGTTGAAGCGGTTGTCGATCGTGAAATAGATAACCTGAAACAACGTTCTGTGGATCTGAATCAGGAAACTCGCATCTCCATCTATCTCTTCAATACCAAGGTTGAGAATCTTGTCTTTGACATGGATGTAATGAGATTCAAGACTCTGCGTGGTCTTTATGATGCAGATGGGCAAACTGCCCTAATTGATGCAACCATGAAGGGTCTTGGAGACCACCAGCACATTCCGGAACTATACGATGACCATGCTTTTCTTGCTTATGTCATCACTGATGGTCAAGAGAATGCAAGTGTACACAGATCTGGTGAACTTGCAACCATGATCGAGAACCTTCCGGATAACTGGACTGTAGCATGTTTGGTTCCAGATGCAAATGGTGAATACGAAGCCAAGAAGTTTGGTTTTCCTGCTGGCTCAATCGCCAAATGGGATACTCATTCTGCAAAGGGCTTCGAGGAAGTTGGAAAGCAGTTCACTACTGTAACCAGCAACTACATGACCATGCGTGCCTCTGGTGTGAGATCCACAAAGGGTCTATTCACTCTTGACTCTAAGGGATTGCACAAGTCTGACCTGAAACCAATCGATTTCAGTTACCAGATCTACAACATTCTGCATGATGGCAGAATTGACGAAGCTGTAGAGGATCTTACTGGTCGCAGATATGTTCCTGGCAGCACTTTCTATCAACCAATGAAAGCTGTGAAGATTCAGGACTACAAAGAGATCCTTGTGCAGAATGTGAAGAGTGGAATTGTTTATAGCGGAGAGAATATCCGTCAGTTGCTTGGATTGCCTTCCCAGACCGTGGAAGTGAATCCTGGACAGCATAAAGACTGGAAGATCTTCGTGCAAAGTACATCCTTGAACCGCAAACTGTTTGCGGGAACTCAGATCCTAGTGAGGATGGACTACTAATTTACGATAACGCGCCGCAGGTAAGCGGCTAGTGCCGACCGCATGAAATAGAAACGGACTTACCTCCGTAGGCCATCGCAATGTGGTGGAACTGGTAGACACACCTGCCCTAGGAGCAGACGACTACGGTCGTGGAGGTTCGAGTCCTCTCATTGCGACAAACCCAATAAACGGGGACTGTTTGTAGGCTTCATAGTAACGGCCAGTGCACTGGTGTCGTAGCGTAGAAACCCTCATCGCTCCGTAGCTCAATTGGCAGAGCAACAGACTTTTAATCTGGAGGTTGGGAGATCGTTGCTCCCCGAGGCGACAATGGAGTGCTGGCGTAACGGCTATCGCAGTGGTTCGCTAAACCACCCAACCGCAAGGTTGTCCGAGTCCGAATCTCGGGCGCTCCGCCTATGCTGGTGAAGCACATTCGGATGTGTGCCTTCTTGGTAAGAAGGTGGCAGTGAGTTCGAATCTCACCACTAGCTCTCTGACGGTGCAAGGTCCACCCCAAGCCCTTGCCGATCCCAAGGGGTCCGTCAGCCCACGCCGACAAAGCTCATATTGGATGAGCAAGCGCCCTGTAAGCGCAAGGTAGAGAGTTCGAATCTCTCTGTTGGCTCTATGGAAGCGTGGGGTAATGGCTATCCCTCCTGTCCTGAAAACAGACCAGCCGCAAGGCTGTGCGCGTTCGAGTCGCGCCGCTTCCGCCTTGGGCATATTTGCTCCTGATGCATGCTGTTGGAGATTTGCCCAGAATAGGGTGGCACCTACCCCGTAGTCTCTTGGTGTAGTAGCAGCTAGCTCTGCTTACTGCCAGGGTAAGGCTTAGATGAAAGTGGCGTTCTACTCCCCGAGGAGAGGCTCGGGCTAAACTGCCCCTGTAGCTCAATGGATTAGAGCACTGGTCCACGGAACCAGTAATCCGAGTTCGAGTCTCGGTAGAGGCGCTAGCTCATGTACCATGTGTACAAGGAGTAACGGAATTCCTACTAGGAATTCCAGCTTGCAGATGTGACGGAACCGGCATACGTGTCTGCCTCAAAACCAGATGTGCGATGCACACGGGAGTTCGAATCTCCCCATCTGCACTATGCGTGGGTTGGACAGGTGGTGAGTCCCCCTGACTGTAGATCAGGAGCCTCGGCTGTGGGAGTTCGATTCTCTCCTCACGCACAATCGGCAATGGCAAAAGTGAGTTCCTAATTCTGGCGGTAAGGATAACGCTCTACGGTCCTGGGAAAACCTATCACTCCATTGCCGTATGCGCCTGTAGCTCAACGGACTGAGCAAGTGTTTCCTAAACACTAGGTTATGGGTTCAAATCCCATCAGACGCTCTTGGCATGCTGGACCTGAAATCCAGCCTCTGCCAACTTCCTCCGGTATGTCTCAATGGTTAGAGCAACTGTCTTATGAGCAGCGAGTTGGAGGTTCGACTCCTCCACGGAGGACCATGCTAAAGTATTTGATTTGTTCCGTACAGAGAAGCGGAAGCAACTTGCTGTGTGATTACTTGAAGAATACGAATGTCCTAGGAAATCCATTAGAGATGTTCAATCCACAAGGACCTAATGAGGGCTTCTACTTCACAGATGATCATATAAGGCACATGATAGAAACAGATTCGCATGATGGTATTTTTGGTGCGAAAGTGATGTTCGATCAGGTAGTGTCTTATATAGGAACAAGAAGTTTCAATAGAATGTTTCATCATTCGAGGTTCGTCTTCATTCGAAGACAGGATAAGGTAGAACAAGCAATATCATTGTCCAGGGCAATGCAAACAGGAAGTTGGATGGGCACACAAGAACCAACAATAGTTCCTGAATACAAATTCTGGCACATTCTCACCTGTCAGTATCTGATATATATGCAGGAAAGAGGATGGACACGTTTCTTTGAAGAGTATAAAGTTCCACATATAACAGTATGGTATGAGGACCTGCAACAAAACCCAGATGAGCAGTTGAATATAGTTACCTCATATATTCTATCAACAAAGACGAGTCTTAGCGCAGTAACAGATATGAAAATACAGCGCGATTCGCTAACAGAGATGTGGAAAGAACAGTTCAGCAAGGATCTAACAGAGAAGATAAAAATATGATCATAAAACGTGTAAAAGCAATTTTAGCATATGTCTTTGGAAGGATTTTCATCTTCTTCTGGGTAATGTGCGCCAAGATGGATTTTTCGTCTGCTTTCAATACCTTGACTAGCATGGCAGACAATCTTAGAAGGATGGAACAACAACAAGACATACAAGAAAATTATAATAAGGTCATGCGGGAATAGCTCAATCGGTGGAGCGTCTTTCTGCCAAGAAGAAGGTTGCGAGTCCGAGTCTCGCTTTCCGCACTATGCTGGACTGGCGCAATGGTCAGCGCAATCGTCTGATAAGCGATAGGTTCTCCGTCCAAGTCGGAGGTTCAGCACTATGCTGGTAGTGGCTAATAAATGTGAGTGAGTCTTCAATGCAAGAAGATTCCGCCACGAGGGTGATCCTGCAGCGCACAGGCCCAACATTCCGCCCTCACCAGCACATGCAACCGTAGTCCAGCGGTTAAGACGGTGGCCCCTCAAGCCTCCGACCCGAGTTCGATCCTCGGCGGTTGCACCTAGGAGAGCAAACATGTTCAGATGTAGATCCTGTTCTGCTGATTGTTTTGGTATGTCGCACGATCATGGCAAGTTTGGTTGTATCTATTGCCATTGTAGAAAGACAGAAGAACAGGTCGAACTGGAAGGAGAGCCTCCAAGTTCGTATGCCCTTGTCGTCTAGCGGCCAGGACGTAAGCCTTTCAAGCTTGCAAGCAGAGTTCGAGTCTCTGCAAGGGCACTATTCACGAGTACCATAATGGAAGTGGGCACGACTGTTAATCGTGTACGTGGTGGTCCGACTCCACCCTCGTGAGCTATGGGATCATGGTCTAACGGCCCATGACGCTTCCCTGTCAAGGAAGTAGTGAGAGTTCGACCCTCTCTGGTCCCGCCTTGTGGTATAATGTACGTATAGGTTGTTCGTCCAACGGCCAGGATAAGCGTCCCCAAAACGTTTGATGGGAGTTCGAATCTCTCACGACCTGCCTTTCTTATCTGGGATTAGCTCAGTCCGGTAGAGCACTGCGCCTGGGACGCAGGGGCCACAGGTCCAAATCCTGTATCTCAGACTATTGCCCCCTCATCTAACGGTAAGGATGGCTGGCCTTGAACCAGAGCATCGAGGTTCGAATCCTTGGGAGGCAGCTAGCTTGTCCTGCAGGCAAGCATGGACTAGACATCAACAGTGTCTAGTTTATTGTCCCCTCGTCTAACGGTTAGGACCCCTGCCCCTGGAGCAGGGTATCGTAGTTCGAATCTACGGGAGACAGCCTTTGCCGCTTTAGCTCAGTTGGTAGAGCGCATGCCCGAAGAGCATGGCGTCGGCAGTCCGATTCTGTCAGGCGGCACACGAATAATAGAGGAAAATATGAACTGTCCAAATTGTGGTAGAGTGATTTATGGTTTTTGGAAATATCCGGTAAGCTTGGCATGCAGTTGGAAATGCTTTCGTAGGCTTATTGCAGAAGGCAAGATCCCCAGAATAACCCCAGAACGAAGTTATGAAGAACTTGGCATTTCAGCACCCAATAAGAAGGAAGAAAATTCCTAATAGGAAACTATATGGACATAGCAAATCATACTTGTGCTGTTTGTAAACACCCATACACGCATCAACTTTATAGCCTTCCTGGACGAGATCCAAATATGTGGGCAGAGATGTATCTCTGCCCTATTTGTTATTCCTTGACTCCGGACTATGGCACCGTTCTATCAAAAGAGCAGGCCGATGCAGATATGATTGCATCATTCCCTACTCAGGACTGGGTAAAGAATAGAGATGCACTTATGGGACTTGTGAAGTTCTATGAAGGGGAAATCAACAGGAACGAACTGGTTGGAGAGGTTGGTGGCGGTCCTGGGTGTTTAGCATCTGCACTTATCAATAGTGGATATGACTATATTGGTAGTGAACCTACTCCACTTTGTGAACGAGCCAAGAAGGTCTTTGGCATTCCCGATAATAGGTATATGCAGACAGACTATAATGGCTTCTTTATGATGACAGAGGGACAGAAGTTTGGAACTATCTTTATGTGGCATGTTCTGGAGCATGTGCAAGATCCCATGGAGCTACTTACTAAGACTTATGATTCCCTGCTTCCTGGCGGCAAGATTATTGCAGAGATTCCATTGCCAATTCCAGCATATATCTTTCCGGATCATCTCTCCTTCTTTTCGAAGCCAACACTCTTATACATAAAGAGCACGATCGGTTTTTCTGAACATATCACAAGAGAAGTCAAGGACTGGAACTATATGTCCTTCATAATGAGGAAATAATATGCCAGAAAAAGATGCGGTACTGATACAGCAAAGTTGGCATGGCAGGAACGATGTCAGATGGCCTGGATTGAACAATCTAGGCATGATTGCATTGACGGAAGATAGGAATAGGAAGTACTGCCAACTCCACGACATGGATTACTGGTGTGTAAAGGAAACCATCACGGATCTCCCTATGGATGAAAAGACTTGGGAGAGGGTAGAACTGATAAAGAAAGCACTTGCTCAAGGATACCAGAAAGTCATCTGGTTGGATGTAGATACTGTCATAAAGAAACCTGAATACGATCTTCGTGATGCATGCATACGAATTGGCATGTGCTATGATACTGAGTTTGAACTGAAGCACTACAATTGTGGTGCGATGTACTTTGACAATATACCATCCACACGCAAGTTTGTGGATGAATGGAACTATGTTCCTGGTGCCTTTTGGGGAGGACACTATTGGCATGAACAGTCTATTCTGAATAAGAATATGCCGCAATATCCAGACACTTTCTACAGACTTCCCAATAAGTGGAATGCCTATATTGGCACTCCATGCGCAGAAGATGATATAATAGTGAAAGCATGGCATGGTTATTTCCCAGGCAATGACAAAATTACAGCAATGAAAGCCTGTCTTGCAGGACTTTCTGATATAGAGGGAGCATGAACTCGTGGGATCTATTCGACACGCTTATTGGAAGATGGTATGGGGACCCAATCAGTATATTTTTTGAGGTAGAAAGGCGCGCAGACTTCCCTGGATTCGTCAAAATCAGGCGGGATTCTGAATTGGAGCTCTATCCACTTGGCAAAAATGTCACTTTGGATGACATCTACCTAAATTTTCAGAAGAAAACGGGCGTTACTGACGAAAAAATGAAGGAATTGATGGCTCTTGAGCTTGAAATGGAGCTTTTGATGTCATTTCCTATCACCAAGAACTCAAAAAGAGTGCAAAAAGGCGATATTGTTGTCTCCGACATGTATTTGCCAAAGGATTTCATGGAGACACTGCTGGAAAAGAATGGAATTGGACCAGTAAGTGATATTTATGTAGCCTCTGGTGGTAAGGGAAGTGGAAATATATGGCCGACTGTCCATCAGAAGTTCCGCCCCGAGATCCATACTGGTGATAATAAGTGGTCCGACTGCGATATGCCACGCAGACGTGGAATTCGCACCGCCTGCTATGAGGATGTCAAGAGTGAAGGCGAAACTTTGCTGGAAAAGGATGGATTCCAGAGAATAGCAAACCTATCAAGGGTATTACGTTTGTCTTGCCCATATACTAATTCATCTGAAAGACTGGTATGGGATGAACAAGCTACAATAAACATTCCGATCCTGATCCTGGTATCTCTTTACATACCACTTATCTATAGCGGCAAGCGCGTGCTGATGTCCACCAGAGATTGTAACAATCTCCTGAACATCTTTCCGCTTATAGTTCCAAATATGAAGGCAGAAGAGTTCTTCACTTCTAGGAAGTGCTACTGGTCAGGTAGTCAAGAATACATGTCGTATGCACGTTACAAACTTGGCATTGATGATCCATTGATAGTTGATTTCCATGGAAGCGGCAACAGTCTTGATCACTTCTTCGGACAATTCAGCAAGTATCCTAAGTGCTTTACGATCGTACAGACTAGACCGAGAGGAGTTCCTCCAATGCTGTGGAGAAAGTACATAGTCGATCGCACATTTGAAGACATGTTCGCATTGCGAGATGGGATCATGTGGGAGATAGAGAATGCAAATCTGGACGAGGTTGGTAGTGTCATGGATGTTCGCAATGGCGTGCCTATTAGGGCACCACTACGTTACAAAACAGATATGGTCAAGGTACAACATGCTGCAGTTGCTGCTGCAGTCGATCTACTGAAGAAAGGATTCGATATTCATCCTGTGGTAGAGTCAAAGGCTGGCATAGAGAGCACTGTAACATCTTTGCTGAAGATCCTGGGACATAACGGCGCTGCGATTCTCAAGACTGGTGTGCCTGATATAAATGACTGGCCTGGGTCTGTACTTTTGAAAGATATAAAGTGATATAATCAAGCATTGGAGAGCAGATATGGACATAAAGGATATTAGAGAAAAGAAAATTGAACTTGAGCGCAATCTTGAGATAGAGATAACCAAACTCTTGTCTCAATTCACCAAGGAAACCGAGATAAGCATCTCCGGTATTCGTGCGTCAATGAATACCATGAGAACTTATGGAAATAAGGATGTTGATTACATTGTCGAAGTATTTACCGACGTTAATTGGTCATAGGAGCTATTATGAATGGGAATCCTGAAGTAATCGATCGTTTGAACTTTCTTCTCAAGTCTGAACTGGCTGCAATCAATCAATATGTGGTGCATGCGCAGATGGATGAGATCTACGGCTATGATAAACTGTCAGAGTACGTGATGAAGCGTGCCAAAGACGAAATGAAGCACGCAGAAATGCTTATTGAGCGTATGCTCTTCCTTAGAGGTATGCCAATTGTGAGCATCCTAGATCCTATCTTTGTTGGACAGGATGTTGAGACACAATTGAATAATGATCACTCTTCCGAAGAGACTGCCATCAAGAACTACAATGAAGCTATCCGTCTATGCACAAATCTTGAGGATGTGGGCACTGAAGAAATTCTAGAAGACATCCTGGAAGATGAAGAGCGCCATATTCGTGAGATTGAAGAGAAGCAGTATCATATAGCGCAGATGGGCATTGCGAACTTCCTGTCTCTACAGGCATAGTATGAAAACCAAAGATTTCTATGCTACTAGCATGTCTGCTTCCACAAGAACCTTTAGTGACTACAAAGGCGTAGACGAAAGTAAGACATTATGCACATACTGTCTACTAAGACAGCAATGTGAGATATTCAATGCGAATAGAGCACTGCAAAATGAGTTCAATATCAGAACCCAGATTGTAGAGTGCCCACGCATGATAGAGGACCCAAATTATGAATAGAATCATTCTTTTGAAAGACGAGTTTCCGGAAGCAGACAAGATAACTAGTCTACCAGACAATGTTACAGTGTTTGATATGTTTGCGGTAGAGCCACCTGATGCACCAGAGATAACTTCTGTACTTGCCATCCACAATGCCTATCCGGAAAGAGAATTGGCTGCAATTGTTGGTGTAAAGCCGCGTGATCCAGTTGCTTACATATCACGCATGGTAAATACCTCACTATTCTCTCAGATCATAGTGAGAGTGACTGACTTCCCGAGAACATCTGCTGCAACCATTCAGGATTTCCGTGGAATGGGCTTCAAGAGTGTGAAGATCGGGATTATGGCACCCATTGACAAGCTGATCGATGAGGATTCTGCTGCAAGGCGAATCTTTGCCGCCATGGGACTGTCCAATGCGTTTCTTGTCCCAAGTTTCCGTTATATCCCAACCAAAGAGGATCATTCACGAATTCTGACTGCACTTCTGCAACTTCGTGAGTCCATGCGTGGAGTTTCCATCGTTCCAAGCATTTCTTTGGTTCCTGGAGACAGTGAACCCGCAGAAAGCGTTCAGGACTTCTATAAGAAGACACTTTTGCCAATTACGGATGGATTGCTGATCCTTTCTTACAAAACCATCCAAAACAACCAAATCTATAATGCACTTATCGGTATGGAGGATGAAATGCCAAAAAAGACCAAAACTGCTGTTGTAACTCCCGTTGATGAGCCTATTGTTGCTCAGGGAACCGTAAATGTCGATACTTTGTCTAAAAGAAGCAGGCCATCACTTCAGGCGACTGTTCTTGCAGAAAAAGGTCGTCTTCACATGGGCGACACCGTAAAATTCGTTCAAATTGTCCGTCCATTGCCAGATCTTATTTTCGGTCGCTCTCCGGATGGATTCTGGGCTGTAATCAAGAGTGGTAGTGCAGATTATATCAAGCTAGACTAAAACTGAAACCAAGAGGTATAAAATGACCAGAACTCTACTATCTAAGAACAAAGACATAACACCAGAGGACAGCCGTGAAGTTGATAATGATGGAATGGTCAAACTAATGCGTGCACGTGGCTTTGTGCAGGCTGCTATCGAAGCAGACAACATGCGCTTGATCTACATCTTCCCAAGAAAGGAAACTCAGCCATTGCTGGATGAGATACTTGCAAATAAGCCAATTATGATCGAATGGCAGAAGTATCGTGATGCAGAGGAAGAGTGGAAGACAACCCTATCCATTCTGAAGGAAATGCGTGGCAGGAAGTAAGATCTATGTGATGACGCCTGCCGAAATAGAGATATTGAAAGCAGGTGCATCCGATCCAACCATCATACTTGATTACTTCTCTCGTCGGCCAGGGCAAGACCATGGCTGGCGCTTTGACTACAACTTTACCGAAGAAGGTAAGTGGCAGAAGGAGATGTGTCAAGCATCCCAGACCTTCATCGTCTGTATTGCCGGTATTGCTACTGGCAAAACGGTCGGTGTTGGTATGGCCGCTGTTACCCATGCCATTCTCACTCCAGATTTCAAGTTCCTGAATGTGGCACGTGAAGCATGGCAGTCACAACTGATGTACAACGCCATCCTGGAACATGCCGCAGGCACATTGCTTGAGAAACTGATCGTTGCCTCTCCTAGAAGGCCCTATCCCATGATTGTCATTGAGTATATTGTCAATGGCATTCATATCAGATCTACTTTGGAGTTCATGTCCATAGGAGAGAAAGAAGATGCTGCAAATATATTTTCATGGCGTGGTGACTGGATCAATATTGATGAAGCTGGCCGACTTGACGACCTTGGTACGATTGTTGCGAACCTTTCAACACGTGGAACTGGTGCTACACCAGGGGGAAGGTCATATCTGGGTAGGATCTCGCTTACCACGAACCCATGGGACAATCCAGACCTATGGATTCTCTTCGACATGGCAGCGGCTGATCCGGAAAATTCGCTTGCGCTTAACATTGATACGTCTTCTAATAAGAATACTACTCAGAAACAGATCGACCAAATCATAAAGATCAACCGCATGGTGCTTGGCTCTGGAGATGTCAACAGATTCCTAACAGGAAAGCGTCCAGAGGGCAAAGGTACTTACTTCCCGAAGAATGTAGTGGATTCTTGTACATCCAGAATACTATCTACTCCAATTGCCAATGGCATGAATGAAGGGACCCCTGAATATGAACTTCAGATCATGGGACAGTTGGGTGCATACTACTTCAAGACCCCAAGACAGAATGATAGGTTGTATTTCCTATTAGGAGATCCTGGTACTGGTGCTCCTCCAGCGCGTAATGCATTTGTAGTACAAGTCTGGGATGTAACTGATTCTGGTGAAGGCAAACCTGCATTGCTGGTGGCACAGCACTGGGGCAATGGTGGTGGACAGATAGAACCATTTGTAGAGCAGGTGATTGATTGGATAAAGTATTACAAGCCCATCTTCGCTGGTGTAGATTCTACTGGTCCACAGAAGAACACTGCTGAAATTGTTTCTCTGGATAGGATCTATGGCAAGGGTTATTCGGTAAGTGCGCTAACCCCCATGGACTTCTCCGGAGGCAAGCGTATTTCTTATTTGGGTTCTTTGCGTATAATACTAGAAGCAGGGCTAATGCTATGGCCTAGTATATGCACAGGAATCGGGAGTCAATTAAAAAACTATGATCCAGTCGTGGATAGGAATCCAAACTCAAAACTTCCGCAGGATCTTGTCGCAACTATGGCAATGGCTGCGCGTGCGATTCATGGTCACTACGGCATCCTTGGTAAGGAAGGAAGCGATAATGACGCAGGACAAGGCACTGAGATTGTCAACCCTCGCAGATTTGATCGAAGCGAAGGTACAACTTGGTCCGGTCGTTCCCAGAGAGACAATGCGGGACGCTCGGAGTATGACCCGAGAGCGGCGTCTGAGGAGATAGAAAGACGCATCAGATCCTAATAGGAATCCGTATTTCGCCTGAAAAGTGTAGTATAATAGTGTAGTTCCAAAAATATCATAATAGACTATATGGAGACTTCCGTATAGTCTATTTTTGTTAGTTTACAGGGAATTATGTTCAATTCGCTTGGAAACACCGTTGATAGTTCTCTAAAAGTAGTTGTTGACATCATTTCTCCGTTTTCGCTGTCCAACCTGCCGAACTTTCCCTATATTAGGTACATGGCGCAGTTGGATGCCTATCGAGAACTGGAGTCATGGTATCTTGGCACAATTCTGAATGTTGAAGTCCTGGACAAGGCTTCTGGCAAGAAGTTCGATCGTTATCCCCTAAAGATAAATCCTATTAGAAATACGTGTGAACTTCATGCAACCACGCTGATGGGTAAGCCAGCTAGTAGTATTCAAGATGGTGGCGCACCGATCAGTTTTGTGTGCCAGCCCAACACTCCAGATGAACAGAAGGCCAGGATAGAGGCAGCACTCAAGCAAGTATGGATTGATAACCAAGGTTCCGCCCTATTCGCATCCAACGCACTCATATCACAGTATCTTGGCGGTTGTGTATTTGAGGCAATGTGGTTGCCAGAGGATCAGAGAATCAGGATCACCAATCCCAACCCTAAGGAGTTCATTGGAATTCCCGATGGTGCTGATTACTGGCATTTGCGTGAGGCATGGGTAGTAAAGGAACTGAACCGTATTGACCTTATTCAGTATGGTTTCGATCCAGACTTGAAGGACAACAGATGGCATTATATTGAGCACTGGACCCCTGAAGATTATGGCGCATCCATAAATGCAAAGCCACTTCAGGTAGGTGGTGAGCTAACTCAGGGAGACAATCCTTTCAAGCTGGTACCGTTTGTTTATATTCCACATATCAGAAACTGGTCATTTTATGGCGATGCCGTAATTACAGATTCTGTGCGTGGCTTGATCCGTGAGCTCAACTTGCGTTGGGCAGACATTGGTGATGCTGTATCTGAAGATGCACATGGTTATATCTTCATTCGTAACGTGCGTCAGCAGATCAAACTGGAGAACGTTGGTGATGGTAGACCGCTGTACAACCTGGGAAGCACTACTGGCATTGGTAGCAATGAAGCGAATCCAGAGATGATAGCGGTAAAGCCAACCTTTGCATCTGATGTGATGATCAAACTTGGCGATAAGCTGTATGAACTGTATCGCCACGAAGTACATCACCCTGCAGTTGCAGATGGTCAAGATGAAGGATCTCAGCGCTCTGCACAGACTATCTCCACTAGGATGAGTCCTTTGACTGACCACATTGAGATGGAGCGTATGTTCTGGACAGCAGGACTACAGCGCTTCTCACACATCTTGCTTGTTATGATGGAAGAGAAGGGACTGTATGGAATCAAGAAAGGCGATTCTAACATTACAGTCAGCCTACAGTGGCAACCAATGCTTGGCAAGGATCGTACACAGCTTGTAGCTGAAGTTGTACAGCGTGCCGGTGTCAATCTCGGTTCTATGGAACTTCTACTCAAGATTCTTGGTGATGTTGAGAATCCTGAAGAGGAAGTTGAGAAGATCATGGAAGAGATGCAGAGGATGAATGCCATCAACATGCCTTTCCAGCAACCTGGAGAGGGTGACGACAATGGCGACAATTCGGATGACAAAAGTGGCAAAGGTGGTAAACCATCCAAGGCCATTCAGCCAAAGACGCCACGCAACTTCAAGAAGTTAGCTCCCAAAGCAAAGCCAGGAGAGCAAACAACCGGATCAGGAGAACCAGACCAGATGAAACCAGCCCATGTGCAAGACACAACGGGCATGGGGGGCGGTGGATATGGCCTAGTTGGTACTGATATGGGTCCTGGGCAAACAGGAGTATAACCATGGCAGCGAAAGTTGACAAAGGCGATCGTGAGAAATACTCTGCGACAGACGATGGCCGTTTCCCAATCAAGAACAAGTCGCAGGCTAGAAGTGCCCTACGCCTTCGTGGGAAGGCTGGCAGTAAAGAAGCTCGTCGTGCAATTATCCGTCGCGCAGCTAAGTTCCTACCGGCAGCGGCCCACGCCGCAATGGTAGAGGACAAGAAAGCTGGTAAAGTCTAAATAGGAGATTCAACATGTTTGACAATAAACGCATGTCCCCTGGTGGTACCTCTGGCGGCAACTTTGGAAACGAAGGAACCAATGGAGCAGGAAACCAGCAGGACCCAGATTACAAGAAACTATATGAAGAACTGCTAAAGAAATCAGAAAAGCTGATCGACCCTAGTGATTACGATGTGTCGAAAGACAAGCGTTACACTGGATTGATGCAGACCCTGCAGAAAACGCAGGATGATAAGAAGGCGATAGCAGACCAGTTTGATGACCTACAGACACAGTTCAAGACTGTCAAGAGTGAACATGAAAGCGCCACCCAATCAGTATCAACGCTTCAATCACAAATTGATGCGCTCGAAATAGAGAAGGAAACCCTTTCAGTAAAAAGCGCTCGTGCCGATCTTATTATGAAGGAATTCCCACAGCTTGCTGGATTTGAGGCTGATGGACTTCTTCCAGAGACTGGTCCCGATGAAGGAGAAGAGGCACTCAAGAAATTGTTTACTTCATTCTCTGCAAAGCTTGGTTCTGTCAAAGAACAGGCCAAGACTGACTTCGGAAAAGGTGGTCTGCCAGGAAGCGCTGGTGCCGGTGGAGAAAACAACACAAACAAGACAGCTACCGCAAAGGTAGAGTACGATCTTGCCGTTGCTGCTTCTCTTAAGGGCGATCAGACCGAATATCGTAAGCACTACGATAACTACTTGAACCTGTCAAAACCGACAGGACAAGCATAACATTAATCATGGAGAGCAATTATGGCTTTTGAAGATTTTTATAACATGAACCCAGTTGCAGTAATTGACCAGAACCTCTGGACTGACAAAGTACCCGAGATTCTGATGCAGTTCCAAACTGGTCCGAGCATCTATACCCCCCTTATCGATTGGATGGATAGATCTCAGCAGACTGGTGCACAATTCAGCCAGTTCTTCGAGGTATTGGAAGGTGATGTGAACTTTGACGAGATTGCAATCACCGCCGAATACATTCCTCAACCCGCAGGGGTTGATTCCAGAATGCGTCAGCTAACCGTAGCACGTTACGGCGATAAGGTACAGCTACACGAGAGCGAGAACATCTTCCAGATGTGGCGCGCAAGTGGTGGTCGTGATTGGCGTCCTTTGCTACGTGGTGTTCTGGGCAATAACGTAAAGCGCAAGATCGAACTCCTAAGCCGCAATGCCTATCTGCGTGGCCCTAAGAACTACTGGACCTTTGCAAATGGCAAGACCTGCTTCCAGGATCTTGGTGAGAATGACACCTTCGCTCTTGATGCTGTAAACGCATGGAACCTACGTCTTGGTAACTTGGGTAGCCCCGTTATTCCTGGTGTTGAAGCGACCGTCAAGTTGGCTATGCTTCCTCCTGGTGCTATCTATGACTTCTTCGCTACTCTAGCGAATGCAAGCAAGAACGAAGCTTCTATGTGGCGTGATAGCTTCATCTATGGTGGTGAGCGTCTTCGTTACGAAATTGGTATGTTCAAGAACGTCCGTTTCGTGGAGCACCCGAACGATCACTATGGTGTGAACAACGCTGTGCTATATAACGCCGGTAAGGTGTTCTATCAGTATGGTGTTTCTGCAGCTATCAATGCTGGTGATGGTGCTCCTGATCCTACAACCAGTTCCGTAGATGGTACTTGGTATGTTGGTCAGAAGGGTGCTACGCACTTTGTTCAGTTGAGCGCAGATCCTACCGGACTTGCTCTCAACGATATGGTATCTATCCATATTGCAAAGCAGAGTGATAGCACATACTTCGACACTGATGCTCCTGATTTCCTAGCAGGAACCACCATTGTTCGTCGTGTCATCGCAATCGACCACACCAACTATCGTGTTAGCTTCGATCGTCCTATTATGTCACCGTTCACTACTTCATTCTCCGGAACTCCTAAGACCTCTGGTGGCCCTGCCACGATCTATGCATTCGTGACCTCAGGACAGCACATTGGTTTTGGTCTGGTACTTGGTAGCCGTGGTGGTATCATGGGCAACGTGAACCGTCCTCTACGCTTCTACGAACCACGTCCTGTGGATGATTTCGATAGCGTATGGCGCTATGTCTGGGACATTGTGGCCGGATACAACATCTGGGAACCACACATGTTCGAGTCTCACTTCTTTGCTGTAAGCCTACCTAAGCCTGGTGGTGTTATTAGCCCCGCTTCTGTTAGCTAATATGGTTGATCGTGCAGTGAGGACAGCATGGACTATGCTACGCTGAAGGAAAGAATAGTTAGAGTATTGGGAGATAATGTAACTGGAGGATCGGTCGTAAGTGGCCCCTCTACACCAGTTGCAGGTACCCTATATACTGCCGAACTTCTTGCTGATGGCGTGAATGCTGCCCTCATTGCACTAACCACAAGGCAATGGAAAAACTCATTCGTTGACGTTGCAGGAGATGCTACAACCTATACTGCTGATGTCCCCGATGGTTTGTTAGAGATTGAAGGTATCTACGATGAGTATTACAAGCAGTTTGTCCCACGTGTGAACTTCCTAGTGAATGGCACACAATTCAATACCTGGGTCAACTCTTGGTATATCTCACCCACTGGAACTATAAGGTTCCTGAATGCAATAAAGGCTGGCGTGCGCATCTTTTACAGCACTTATTGGACAGTACCCTCAGACGATGATGACGATTTGGAGACACCAAACTTCTGTGACAATGCTCTGGTTTATTACGCTGCGTCACACTGTGCTCTTTCTAAGGCCAGTCAGTCAGCATCTATCCGCCAATTCAATACTAAAGTAGATTCCGGTACTCCCGAGCAGAATCCTCTCGAACAAATGTCCATTCAGTTTATCAAGAGATTTGAGAGAGAGATGTCTATTATGCCGATGATGTTTCACAACAATGTAGAAGCCCGTACAGGAGCGTCACGCTAATGGCACAAATTATCAACATGATTCTTGACACAGTTGTTACGTCTTTGCAGAAGACCATGGCAGACGACATTGAAGACCTCAACACAAAGGCGACACTTGTCAAAAAAGGACTTTTACAAGTAAACAAGATCCAGAACTATATCGAGATTGGAGTGATTGGCGGTAATCACGAAGATCCTGAGTATAAGGATGGGATTGTTACCCTTGCACGCTTGCCAGATATGGCAATGACGATTCCTGCAAGGGAAATAGGTGGAACACAGGTATGGCAGAGGCGCTTTATGGCTATGTTGGAGATTTACTACATTCTCCAGCAACACACCGAAACTGAAGCCTTTAGATATGCCTATGAAGTACTGGGAAGACTGATGAGCAATATCGAGACAATCGATGTTGCAGGACAGACAGATGACTTTGGAGAGACTTCAATAAGCCACCCCTACGTTTATGAAGACACATTCTTTGAAAGTGGTGGCCCCCCACAGAGTTATATCTTTCGTGGAAGTATAGGATTTACAGTATTTACTGAACGTCCGTAAGATTCGTTATTATAGGAGGCTTTAATGGCCGTTACTGCTCAAGCAGGTATCATTGGTTTTGGTCCACAGGCTGCAAAAGGTTCACCTGCCCTTTCCATCTATCGTCACCGCGCTACTATGGTTGACATTGATGTTGCAGACGATGTGCGCGAAGGCCCACCAGAAGTTGGTGGACTGGCTGTGCCTACATTCCCTTATAAGGGTGGTCCCGTTGTGGCGGGAGGCTTTACCATCCAACCCCGCCTGGAAGATACTCTAGGATGGTTGCTATACGGTATCATGGGTGCTACTAGCACTACCCCTGATGCAGAAAGTGGCGCTTATCTAAACTCATTCAAACTTGCAACCGATTCTGGTTATGTACCGTGGATGACAATCCGCAAGTACGTTCCTCAGAATAACGGCGATCCCGAGACTGATATGGGACAGCAATTCAACGACTGCAAGCTAGTTGGCATGACTATGACTCTGCCGAATGATGGCCCTATCTCTTCTCGTGTCGATGCAATTGGTCGTACCTTTGATCTAGTTCCTTATCCGTTTAGCCTAACATCTGGTCCTAGTGGATCTCCTGGTGCTGTAGATGGCCCATGGGAATGGGCTAATACAATGGAACCATGGCACTCTATTCCAGTTGGTGTTCAGACTGGTGGTTTCATTAAGATCGGCGGTGACACTCTTCCAGTAGTTGCCGCACAGGTTGGTTTCCAGAACGTGCCTCTTGACCTACGTCAGGAGCGTGTGTATGGCGACCCATTCCTTGAGGATGTTACTGTCGTTCAGCGTCGTTTGACCTTCGACCTCACTGTAAAGTATACCAACCCAGAACTGTACAAGTTGGTTCTGACTGGTACCAAGACAGGCACTGAATGGAGTGGACAACCACACACTGGCGCTCTGGATATTATGGCTATCTCAGCTAGCAAGATGACTGGCCTACTCAACCCATGGAGTCTGGAGATTACGAGCGATGAAGTTATGATGACGCAGGTGGGTGGTATCACACTTGCTGGTAATCAGGCTATCTTGCTTCGTTTCTCTGGCGTTGCTCTTGAAGCAACCAACTATGCTACGTTTATCTTGAAGAATAAGGTAAATGGGTATACTTGGCCTGCATAAACCCAATAGGAGGGGTGTGAAAGCACCCCTCCACAATTCCTAATAGGAGAACATAACATGTCTTTCAAACTATCCACACCCCTTGTTACAGAATTTTCCCTTGCCGAAGTTGACAAGAAGATGGGACTGGAGGAATCTCCGGACCCAACCATGATCACCATCAGGCAGGCTGCAACGGGAGAGAACGAGGAAAGGAACAACCTATTTTCCCGTTTTCAAAGAGAGTACACTCCTGATACAGTAAAAGTAACGCAGGACATCAGCTTCGATGCCGTTAGAAGGAAAGAGGTTTTCTTGACTCTGGCAGCATGCAATATTATGGATGTTGATGGCAGGCCCCTATTTGTATTCAAGGACGGTCGTCTGCAAGATGAGAAATTGTTTACTAAGGCTTGGTCAAAACTGCCCCCTCTGTATGCAGAAGCTATTCACGAAAAAGTACTCGAAGTGAATGTAATGTGGAAGGCAGATGTGGGGGAAGGCTCCTAATAGAGAAATTAGACAAATTGAGAACTGCGCTTCAGAACTACTTTGGCATGCTGAATGAGATCAAGAATAAACTCAAGCCAGAGACAGTCTACGAGAAGCCCGATGTTCTTGAGATTATAGAAATTTGTAGAGACATGGGTATACCTAGGGTGGACGCAGATTACGAGCACCAGCCATATATCTGGACGCTCGAATTCCGCACAGCTATCCAGGAAGAGGCGCTATGGAAGAACCTGAATGCCATGGCTGCACAAAGTGGAGCGTCAACCAATGCCTCCGTATAAGATTACTGATCTTGCAGGGCTGCTATCTGGCCCAAGTTATGGCCTACGTGTTTCGAAGAGTGAGCAAGAAGATGGTACAACCCGTATCACTGTTTGGCAACCTAATAGGCCAGCAAAAAAGCTAACGTTAGATGTTCGCTCTTCCGAAGGGGGTGCATTCGGAGGAGTTTTTGAGATACTCAATAAGAGTAAGCGCACCGCCTATGTAGAAGCCCCATTACTTCAGGCAGAAGTAAGTGAAGGAGAAGAGACTAAGTTTGCCGGTTCTAGCTCTATGCAGATGCTTGCACAGAGAATTTGGACATCCTTCGAGCGCGCCTCAGGACAAGTTGGTGCCACTCCACATTCTGTATTCTGGAGTTCCGTAGTAAGGGGAAACGAGGAAGTTCAGCCTGCTACTGCACTTGGTTGGCATGCCAATGAGTTGGCACAGAACATCACACGTGGTCAGATACGCTTCAATGTCAATGCAATGGGCAAACCTCTATATCCTAGTGATGTAGAGCAAGTCCAGAGAGACCTGATGTCTCAAATCAGGTATGGCAAGAATCAGATTATGGGTCCTGGCAACCAGCATGATCAGGGCGTTGGTGCAACCTTTGGTGAACTGGGACGTGGTGGATATGTGCAGAAGGGCGGGTTCCTAATTCCTATCACACAGATAACCAGAACTACTGCAGAGGGAACTGAATGGTTCCTACCAGGAACTGCAGAAAGTGCCGCAAAGTCTCTTCGTAGAATTGGTACATTGCCTCCAGAAGCACTTCCTTATACTAAGGGAGTGGGTCCAAATAACGTCTATCAGCAAATGCAAGCAACCCCTGCAACCGGACAGGGAGCAGGCTATGCGCTATTGAATATGATCCATCCTGGTGAAACTCAGGCACGTACTGCGCCTGTAGGCAACCTTTGGGTATCTGGTGTTAGTGGTATCCCTGGTGGTGGACTAGAGCCTTCTAATGCATGGAGACCATCTGCATGGGGAAACACCACGGTTGAGGATCTCGATCTTCCTATTAGGAATATTGGAGAGGCCACTGCTGAAAACTTCCCGTTCAAGTTCCGCAATGTAGTAGGAAAGAACTATGAACCTGGGGAAGGTTCTCCTATCGTTGGTACATACAATGTTGGCGGAAGTGAAAGGAACCTAACTCTACGTCCAGTAGAGAGTGCTCCACTATCTCCTTTGTCACAAGTTGTGCTTGTTCCATCATGGAAGAATCCAGTAACTGGTGAATTCCTTGCAACCAAGAAGAGGGGTGCGGTAGCAGTATCTGATGCAGAGGTACTGGCTGTATCTCAAAGATCTGGTTTGCCAGCACAGAGAGTAGAGGGTTATACCTCTCTGGCGTTGTCTGTTACCAGTCTATACAGAACTGCACAGAAAACTGGTGGTACTATCAAGGCACTTGGCGTTCCTACTGGCATGGAACAGTATGTCCATGTAGGTGGACAGAAGGTACCGATCGATTTGGTTACTGGTGAACTGAAGTCATCTCTTGCCATCACGCAGGACTTTATGGCTTCTCGTTCTCGTTCTCAGGTACTGATGATGCTTGAGGATTACACCAAGAGAACCAGTGTTTCCGGTGGTCAAGAATTGGTAGAGTACTACAAGAAAGAGTTTATGTCTGGTAAGAGACCTGCTACTATGGAGGAACTTGCCTCTCAACTTAGCATTTATGGCGAAGGACAGACTGAAGAGATCAGCAGACTGCAGAGATGGAAGTCATCTCTGACTGACATGAATACTGTCTTCAACATGAGCGAACTAAGCAAGGAAGAGTTGAGGATTCATGGTACAACCAATGCATCTAATCTTTCTACCTACATAGACCAAAGAATTTCTACTGTTCGTGACTCTGCATTCTCTGGTAATGGTATGCAACTTGGTAGTGAGATCTTCAAGAATACAGTTCTTGCAGAGAGTGATGCAGAGAGAGCTATGAAGCGCTATGGCGGCTTCTTGACACCAGAGGGTAACGAGATAGTCCATGGTGCCATGCATCCAGAGTCTATCAAGTGGGCAATCCAGGCTGCAATGGCAACTGGAATGACACAATCACAGGCAACAAAAGATGTCAAGAGAAGGTTCACGTTTCAAGATCCTTCTGGCAATCCTATAACACTTCAGCAAGCTATCAAGCTTGGCGAGAGTGGTAAACTTCCTATTGCCTTTGAGCATCCAGAAAGAAGAAGTGTAGTTCTGATGGGACAGCCTCTTCCAAGAATGATGGAATGGGCTTCAAGGCAGACAAGAATTGGTTATGAGACTGGTACATATCTGTCTTCTATGTTTCCAAAATTCATGTCAGGTATTGGTGCGAACACACGTGAATCTCACAAAATGAGAGGCATGGAAGGACCCGAGCGTGAAGTAGATGCTTATGTAAAGTGGTCACTCACTCTTGCAAAGCAGAATGAGCAGTATCCTGATATTACTAAGCTAGGAAAGGGAAGGGAATATACAGGAAAGGAAGAGACTGCTGCGGCTATGACCGTTGCAGAAGACTTGCTTGTAAAATCTGCTTCAGATCTTGCCGAAACTAGAAACAATCCCGATGCAACTCCAGAGATGATCAATCAAATGGAGGATGCATATCAATATCGCAAGTCCAACTTCATGGAAATAAGACAGAAGCTGGATATGCCGCCTGAAATGCCGCTTATGCCAGAGAAGTATCAGGAAGTAAGCGAATCCAATATGAGTAATATTGGTTCCTGGCTATCTTCCCCAGAGGGACAGCAGGCAAGTGACGAAACCAAGCTAGACTTCATTCGCTCTACTATTGGAGAGGGAGAGGGACCCCTATTCTATGGTCATATCAAGGATGGCAAACTCGTTTCTGGCCCTGGACATCTAATTCCACGCCCTGAACTTATCAAGGAACTGCAGTACAACGACAAGATCACTGGAGAGTCAATTGGTAACATCTCTGCTCTCTATACTGGAATCTTTTCTGGTAAGTCTGGACCCGAGAGACTATTCAACATCCTAAAGGATCGTCTAGGCGCAAAGAGCGAGGCTTACAAGAATGCATGGGGCTTCAAGACTCCATCTGGTTGGGGTGGTAGATTTGGAAACCTAGAGGCTCTTGCACCAGATGAAATCTATCTGCCTCCAAGTGAGCGCAAGAGAATGCTTCGTCAGATGGGATTCAGGGGACAGAAGCTATCCAAGGCCATGCTGCAACTTGAGAAGATGGGTGATGTACAGGGAATCGGATTCCGTATTCCTGTAGGTTCACGCGGCCAGCAGATGATGGCAATGAGACTTGTTACAGAAAGGACTCTGCGCGAGAGACTTGGCAGTGCTGTAAATCGTGGTGCGTTACTTGGACAATTGAAGCAGACTACTGGTATGTCCTTTGTCAGCAAGCAGTTCGCTGCCGTTGGTAAGGGTGACTTCGATGCAGACTTTATGATGTCTTTGTTCGGTTTGGCTAGGGACAAGGATGATAATCTCGTCAAGACCGATACCACCGAACTGGGTGCAATTCAGATAAAGACCAGTGAGGATGCTGTAGGGCTTCTTCGTAAGATGGGATTGAATGTAGAGGAAGACATTCCAAAGGAGTCTCTGGATACTATCAAGGAAGTTCTTGATAAACCAGGATTCCACTCTGCACAAGAGGTTATGGAAGCCTTCTTCAAGCTAGGCGTTTCAGAGACTGGTCGTGGCACTACCTACAACATCCAGCGTATCTTCACGCCTTTCATGCAGATGGCAGGCTTCAAGACAAAGCAAGTTGATGCAGTTACCTCTGCAATGCAGAAGATCTACAGTGCCGCATTGGACAACTGGAATGTAAAGAACAAGCGTGAGCTATTGGGCGACACGCTTACTTCCGCTATCTCTACTGCAGAGATCCGTATGGGAGATAGTGGTCCATATCTGCACCTGGGAACGCGTATTCCTAAGAAGGGTTCTCCTGGAAACATTGGTTACAACTTTGCGCCCGAGCAACTTGTTCAGGGTGGCGTAAAGAATCTCATGCTGGAACTTGCACGCAGAGCCAACACTCCTCTTGAGGTTGTTGGAAAGAATGGCGAAATTACCAAGGAATATCAGTGGACTGCAGAATCTGTAGCACAGCTATTCACTGGTCCTGGCAAGAGCTCTAAGGCGCTAAAGGCAAAACTAGAAGCTGCTGGACTTGGCAACTTCTATGGTCCTCTTGCTGAAGAGATCAACTCTAAGTTCGAGGGTGCAAAAGATCACGAAGATACCATAAGAATCAGCAATGAATTTATGATGACACCGATCGTGGGCTCTACTCTTACTTCTGCATTGGTACGTGCTAATGGAGATCCAGATGCAGAGTATGCTGCTGCTGAATTCTTCCGTAAGTCAGGTTACTCTGGCAAGCTGATCAAGGCTTCTGCAACTCTTGCTCGTATTCAATTGGGCAAGGCAGATGTCTCTGCCGATGAGATCTTCGATGCTCTAAAGGTAATGCCAAAGGGTGTTGATAGAGAGTCACTTGTTCAGGTTGCCATTCAGCGTGGTATTAGAGTGCCAAAGTATCAGGGCAAGGAAGGCGCTCCAGATCCTAAGAGACAGGTGGAAGCTGCATTTGAGAGAGCAGTTCCACAACAGGGTGTCCTAGCCACTGGTGCTGCTGCCAGAAGAGGCAGGGGCGGAATGAGTCCCGTAGAGCGTGCAGTAGTTGAGAGTGCTACTCAAATTGCTCCTGGTGTTGGTAGAAGGGCGGGACTTATCCCAGATCCTGATGCCATTCTGGAGAGGAATATAGACGATGTATCAATGGGAGAGGCTGACAGACTATTGGGTGCTGCTGTATCAAGTGCTCCTAGAGTTCTGTCTGCTTTGGGCGGCAAAGATACTGGACTATATAGCAGAATCCAGGCCGCTGTATCTGCTGCTACAGGTGTTGGCGTTGGTGATCTTGGTTCAAGATTCGGCAATCAACTAGCCGAGCAGATTGGTGGTGCTTCTTCTACTCCCGAGAATCTTGAGAAGTTCGTGCGCGCATTGGGCGCAGGTGACTTCGACAAGATCAAGGAAGTTCAGAAGGGTGTATCTGCATCCAGAATTGGTGCCTATGTTGCTCCTAGAGCATCAGCTAAGATGAACATGGCTGCTGTAACTGCACTGAACGCCAGTGGTCAGGCTGCACAGATTGCAGGCATTGGTGATATGAATGCAGTTGAAAGAGAAGTGGGTAAGCAAGCGCAGGAAGTAACAATATCCCCTGAAGCGCAGAAGGCTGCAAAGCTAGAGACACTGTACAATAACTGGATTGCCATGACTGATAAGCATGGCAAGATTATGGAGAAGTACCAACCCGCCTTTGATAAGATGGTACATGATTTTGGAGAAGTTGGTAAAGACTTCGAAAAAATGAGCAAGGGCGAAAAGAGGGGCGTGGTTGGTGGCTTCGCTGCACAGCGTGAGGAAGATGCCAAGTCTGAACAAGCTGCTGCAAGACAGGCTGCTCAGGGAAGAATCGCTGCTGGTGGCGGAACTGGTACACCAGAAGATATAGCCCTTGCTGCTAGTGGTGGTGACGAGGGCGGTAGTACTCCTGGAAGAAGAATCGCTTCAACCTTCCGCAAGCTATTAGGCGGTTGGGGCCTAATGTACATGAAGGATATTGCTGGCTACGTGACTGGTGGTGTTGGTTGGGGACAGGGCGAAGCAGAGCAGTATCGTGGTGCACAGGCTGGCGTGATTGGCAAGCAAGTTGGAATGACTTCTCCATACCAGTCATACGCACAACGTACTGCCACCATGATGGGTCTTGCGGGAAGTGATGTAAACGCAAAGCAATATCTGGATAGAATACAGGCACAGAACCAAGCAATTCAGCTTGGCTTTGGTGGTCTATCTGCTGGTGTGGCTGGTGCGGCTGGTTACTCATTCATTGCGCAAAGTGGTGCACTTGGAGCAGGTCTTGCATCAGAAGCAAGTATTGGTGCAGTTGCTCCTATACTTGGATTGGCAATCGGTGCTGGTGCAGTTGCTGCCAATGTTATTGGTAGGGCATCCGATACACAAGGTACTGGTTATGGTCTTTCTAAGGCAACTTCCTTTGGTAGCGCACTTGCTAACATAGGATCGATTGCCGCAAACAAGATACAGGACAAAACTCAAAAGGCTCAAAGTAATCAATCAGCAATTGATTACACAATAGCAAGAGACATTGTTACCAGTGGTGGAAGGGTGGCGCAGTTTGCTGGTGGTTCACCAGATGCTGTAAAGGCTGCTTCTCTTGCTACAATATTCTCTGAGCAATATGGACTTGATGCACAGAGTGCTGCACAGGTGGCCGCATTCTATGTTCAAAATCCTAATATGACGATGAACGCTACTTCTGTAAAAGCACTTGCTGCTAATTATAGCTATGGCGGAAATATGGAGGCCATATCAGGTGGTGCCGTTGTAAATTCCGGTTTCAGTGGTAAGCAAGCACAAGATATAGCGCAGAGGGGTATGCAGACACTGGCCGGTGGACAAAAGATATTCAACGGTGTAACATCCTATGATGTTGCAACGGGCAAGCCTATATCTGGTGACAGGTATTCAACGCCAACCGTGTATAAGCAACTAGAGCAAGAGGCAATTGCTGGTGGACAGAAGTTCCTTGGTCAGGTTCCTGGTGGTCAGTATCTGCAATATGGTGCACAGGGAGCTACACCAGCCAATGGAATGAATATCGTTGCACAGAACCAATATGCACAACAAGCATTTGGTCTAACTCCATATCAGCAACAGGCTATGATGACATCTGGTACTTTTACTGATCAGTTGAGAAACTATGGCTGGAAGGGTTCACAGCTTGACGTAAAAGATATGATGGCTGCAGGACAGATCACACAGGCGCAGTCTTATAGGTATGCTCTACAGGCACAGTATGGATCACAACTTCTTGGTGGTATGGCTTCTGGAAATCCACTAACATGGTCATCCGTAGCCAGGGCCTCTGGACAGGCTGGCATACCATCTTATGGTGGCTTGCAGACTACATGGGGACAGAATGTATCAAGTCAGTATCTTGGATTCACTGACATCAATCCTACAACGGGTGCCCCTACTGGACAGGCATGGGGAACCAGTTCTCTTGCCATGTATGGTACTCCTGCTCCAGCAGTAGCGCAACAGATTTGGAATAGGTTGCCACAACCAAACGAAAGAGGGATTGGTGTAAATGCTGGACAAGGATTTACTTTAGGACAGGCACAAGCTGCTTATGGTAAGTATGGTGGTGGCGCAATCAACGCCATGACGAACGGCTTCAATGTCAATGGTACTACTTACTATGGACAGCAAGGATTGCAGGGTTTCCAGAATCAGCAATCTTATGACTTCTCTATGGCTTCTGCTGGCTTGGCAATGACAGGCGCAAAGGCAAGTTTGGCATTTGCAACTGGTATTGGTATCAACAAGTACAACAATATCAATCCTCAGACCGGACAGTACTTCAACATAGGCGCACAGAGCTATGGCTTCGATGCTGGTAAGTATGGATCATACCAATCAGTAGGTGGTGGTATGTGGGGCATTGAGGATGCACAGCGCTATCTTGGATATGCACAGCAACAGGCTAGCTTTGGCTTCCAGCAGAAAGGAATGAATTTGCAGGCTACGCAGTTTGGACAGACGATGGGATTGCAGTGGCAAGGCATGCAACTAAGTAGACAACAGGGTACAGAGGAATATCAGTTCCAGTCTGGTCTAGCTGCACATCAGTTTGGTTTTGGACAGACGATGTTCAGAGAGCAGGCAAGATTTACTTCTGGCCGTGAGCGTCGCCTGGAAGAGATGCAGAACAAGGAAAATGTTACCGTCTATGGAATGGAAAAGAATCAGAGAGACAAGGAATTCGCATTCCAGAAAGAGAGATGGAAGCTAGAAGAGCAACAGCACAAGTTGCAGATCCAGCAGTTTGCAGAGACTAAGAAACTACAGCAAGAAGAGTTGGATGCCAACCGCAAGTTCTGGGAAGAAGGCAAGAAGCTCTCCGAGGCGGCTGTACAACTACAGCGTGCTGAGTTCATTGAGAACAACAAACTACAGCAACAGTCTGCTGCACTTCAGGCTGCACAAGCACAAGCAACCAAGCAGATGGCCGATGTTATGATTCCATACACCAAGTATAGTGGTGATGTAAGTGGTATGCTGGACAGCATGAACGCAACTACCCTTCCAGACATGATAGCCTATTTGACAAATGTAAACTCTGGAATGATAACCTTCATCTCAAATCTAGCTACAGTTCAGGCATTACTAGGTGGTGGCTGGCAAGGACCTCTTCCTGGAGAAGGACAGCATGCTACTGGTGGTTCTCTTGGCCCTGGTGTTTCTTCCGTTGGTGAGGCTGGTTGGGAGTTCGCCGTTGGTAATCAGATTATCCCACATGCAACATCCGTAGGACTATATAATGCTGGTATGCGTCCTGGCATGAGTTTTGCACAGGGCACCAATAAGATCAACGAGTATATGGATAGGGCAATGCTTCCATTCAGTGGAGGCGGTGGTTCTAAGCCGATGCAAGTCAATGTATACGTTGGTAATGAACTGTTGCAGTCCTTTATTATTGACGCAGTTAGCAAGGATCTAAACAACTAATGACAACATACAGTTACTTCACTCTTACTACAATGAACCGTGGTGCATCTGGTCCAACTACTACCAAGAAATTCAGGGTAGTAGATGGTGGCTATGCTCCCTATCTTGAGAAAGCAGAGAACATGGATGTTACGGTAGAGGGCAAGCTGGATATTTCACAAGGTGCCGTTCATAAAGCCTACGATTTCATTGTCAAGGTTTATCAGGAAGATCCAAGTGGTGATTCCAGCTATGCAACCTATGCCGACTTAGAGACATTTTTCAGGTATAATAAACCATTGGGCTCTCCTTCAAACATGTTCTACATGACTGACCACTATGGTGAACATAGCTATGTCAAGTTTGGTGGGCAATTGAAACAACAACCCGCTACTGTGTTTCTTGAAGGAAAGAATGCAATTTACTTCATTCAAATTTCTCTGAAAGTACTGGATCAGGTTGACATATGAGAACAGTTTCTGATGCAATCACCAATGTAATCACCAAAGAAACGATGTACAAGGTGTTGCCTAGAATCACTGCTTACAAATCACGTGTATATTTTGAGAATGCAGACCTAGACGACCACGCTCCTTCGTTGCCTTTACACTCTGGACAGATAGTTCTTCCAGAGGCTGTTACCCTATCTGCTACAGCCCACAAAGCCATAACAGTTGTTGTCAACACTGGAGTTATCAAGTTTCTGATTGAGGGAGACTCTTCTCCACTCACTCCACTTATTAGCAGTTCTCCGATCGTTGCAGATTACTTGAGCAGACCTGCATGGTATGGCAATAAGCTATATTACAGCAATGGCAGTGGCTGGCTTGAAACCACCATTGATACAGATAAGGTAGTCGCAAGGAACACTGCATGCGCAAGTGCACCTTCTGTATGGTTGGATGGTGGTGTTGCCGCTGTACACATGGTAGGAGATGGACAGGCCATCTATGTGTATATCGAAGATGGAAGAGTCAACTTTGGCTATATTGATTCTAACAAGGATTACCACGATTGCCCAGGACACATCTTCGATCCAGTATGTGTTTTGGATGCAACCGTAGATGCTGGACTAATACATTATTCTACTGCCGCAAAAGTAGGTAACAAGATCTTTGCATACTTCAGCAGGTACGATGGTGCCGTGGTGGGTGTTTACTATCAGACTGAAGACGGTATCAATGGAAGCTGGTCAGACTTCTTCGTTGCAATTCCAGAGGATCTAAGCGCATTCGACCTAACAAATGCTATAAGCGTCGATGGCAATGTTTTCCTAATAGGAAGATTCTATAGGAAGGATCAGTTTTCTGCCGATGCAGTATACACCTTGCTTCTACAATCTCCAGATGGCATGACCTTCAATATGGATAGAAGGTCTCTTGTCACTACCATTGACGATCGCTTTGAAGTATTCTATGATAGCACTACCAAAGAAGTGGGATTCATTGCCAAGAACAAGTCATATCGTTCAACTGCTCCATTCTGGATGATAGGTGAAGATGCAGAAAGCATAACCATTGACATGGATTCTGTGTCTGGTTCTGTTACTTCTGGTTGGGCTGTGAAGCTGAAGTCTGGAGAAGAGGAATACTTTGCTAATGAATTGGTAGCAGAGGGAAACTTTGCCGATCTATACCTTGGTGTCGAGACAGGTGTTGCTGGAGATGAAGACGATCCTGGCTTTGAGTTTGTACACTATCACCAATGCGTTATAGAAAGTGTAGAGAAAGGTTGGGCCGATGGTGTTAGGGAGATGCAGATAAAATTACTACCTGCGGCTCTCTGGCAAACACAGTCTATGACACATCCCTTCTATATGGAATGGCAGGGCAAGCAGTATTTGCAAGCCAAGATCCTGACCCTAGACAATTTGTATGCTGCCAGCGATAGTAATGGACAGCTATGGTCGCTATCACAGGACTTCTGGCAGGCAAGCAATCCAAAGGCTTATGCGGTACAGACACATGCTGGACAACAAACAACTGATACATGGGCCGATGATCTCGTAGATTCTGCACTTGCTGTATCTTATCCCGAGTTCGGTTCTTCTGCAACCTACCAGATGAATATCTATGGCTGGTCTAGGGCTGGTATCCCTTCTTGCAACCCCAATGAGGCCGATTCTACCCCTACTTCCACCCCTAATGATAAGTTCTATGGATTATTGCTGGTAGAAGACTTGGATGGTGTTGAACATACGATCGTAACAACGGATGGAGAACTTGCATCTAACCCAGGCTTCCCTATTGGAGACACATCACACACAAATCCTCCTCAGACATGGTTTGGTGCTGGCGTTAGGGCTGGTTCCTATCCTGTTTCTTATAACCTGAGCCGTTCAACGCATAGCATCTTGCCAGGATGGAAGATAAAGAAACTAGGAGTAAGGGTTGTCTCAGATCCTGCCAATGCCACGCACAGCACCACCTATTATCTTGAACGTGTGGATATGCCAAGGATTACCGTTGCATACTCTACAACGAGTAGTGTTGGTTTCGATGCGGTTACAGTTCCTAATACTGTATTCACCACGCAGAAAGGTGTTGCACAGATCCTGTTCTCTGTATCGCCTTACTCTACTTGGAACTTCGAGTTGAGTGGTAGGTTTACCTACATAGGACCATACTCTTATGTCGGCTTGATAGGACTGGCTACCGACAAAGACAACTTTGTAGTTGGATATGTGAGATCTGGCTATCTTGGACTTGCCAGAGTCAACCAAGGAATCCGCACTACCATTCAGGAAGTGCCTCTTGCAGAACTGATAGAAGCAACCCATGTGGACGGAAGCAATCTCATCCACGATGGATTGACAGTTGATGTTCGCTTCTGGCACAAAGATGGCAACTTTGGTGTTGAGTACAAACTGCCAAGCACAGTTGATTGGCCTCTAAGGGGTAGTCAGCTTACTCATACATGGGAAACCGCAGATGGCGTTATTGCCTATGAAGTTCCAGTTCCTACGCTAGAAGAAACTGGCATGAGTACAGATAGCACTGGTTCTTATGTCTACCATGTAGGAATCTATGCGATCATCGATCCACCTAAGTTCCGTACAACCGGATTCCGTTCATCTGGTAGTATTGCACCTACGAAGCCATGCGATATAGATCCTTTCTCTGGATATTCTCAGCTATACAGGTTTCCACACACAGGTAAGGTATCCTGCGATGATATAGTTTACAACTTTAGCTCAAAAGATGTCTCACTTTCGGGCGTAAGTGGATCATCTGGTGGCTATGGCAAGAATCCATACGACTACGATCCCGATACCCTAACAGGACAGTACCTGCCAAAGGCCAGGGGTCCTTATCTCATCTACAATATCCAGGACTGGGCTTGCTGCAACAAGGATCTTGTTGGTGGCTATCACTTTACTGGTACGCATGCTATTGAGTTCTCTGACTTCGCATGGCTATCCTATGATCCAGGATCTTACATGATGTCATCTGCACAGGTGTACAGATATAGGACTCTGGCAACCTCAGATGGCATAGCGTGGGAAGCTGGTGCCGCATTCTGGATGCCATGGATCACCACCAATAACAAGAAAGTGATGCAGATGGAAAGAATAAGAGTCTACACAGAGGGCGATGTCGTCATCAATCAGGATGTTGGCTCTGGAGATGTGAAGAAGGTGTGGTTGACAGATGCGCTCAAGGGTTTGTCTCTCGAAACTGCCAGAGATGATGAAGTCACACACGATGAAGGTACATTTGTCTATCTGCACAGTGGAGACAAGGTTATCATCACAAACTTCATGGGTGTTAGCGGAGATCCGGACAATACCGTAGAAGGACTTCTTGCCAAACTATGTATTATCTCAGGTACACAGGCATCCTTCCCTGGAGACACAACGCCTGCAAACATTACCCTTGCAAGTGGTGAAGAGGTAACAGTATGACCACAAAAAAGGGCGCTGTCTCACTAAGATTTACATATACACCCAGTGATAGTGCTTATCTTCTGGTAAAGACATCCATCATTGGCATACCTGCCTATGAGCTAGATAGTTTTGGCTATCATCTTCTTGACATCAAGATTGTATCTGATTCAGATGGAAATGACAGGTATTTTTGGATCTCTACACTGCTGAATAGCACACCAGTTGATACAAGCGTTTTCCTGTTCTACAATATTCCAACTGCTCAACCGATCGATGTATGGATATATCTATTTGACACCAATGTATCTGTCTACTTCAATGGCAATTGGGTTTATTCTTATGTGATGGCCTTCTCTGACTATCTATCCTACACACCTACTATTTCAATCAAGGCGGTAGGTGGCAGTATTGCGCTATCCAACATTCGCAGAGAGGAAATACCTGATCAACGTGATGCAGTGTATGTTGACTACGAATCAACTGGAGACAATGCCATCCAGTCTATCTATCAGCAACGTCCAGTTCTAACATCTCCTGATGTGGAGAATATTATGAACTTTACCTATGGCGCTACATTGGATGAAGTGCCTTCGAACTTTGTAAGGCAATACAGCTTGGGAGAAGTAGTGCCAAGTGACCTGTCATCTGATGGACTGGTGTACTACTATGACGTTGCTATCTCAGTTTCTGCAGAAGTTGCCAAGGAAGTTGGCTTTATCACCAGACTATACCGCTTGTCTGAATTGAATAGTGGTGGACAAGAGGCAACCAATAGGATTCAGAAGATTGCATTGGGACACAGACATCCTGTACAACTGGTTCAGCGACTAGATCCAAGGTTGCAACTGTTCGATCGCATCATAATAGACCTTGTTGTATCTGGAACTGAAACACACATCACTGATGATATAATTGTTGAAGATATTGACATAAGTACTGTCAATGGAAAATACGCCTCAACGATTACAGGAAGAAGGACTACATAATGTCAAAACTTGCTGGAAAGATGGTGAAGTTCGGAAAGCAGAAGCAGATCCCCGCAAAGATTATCGATGTGCTGGGACCGCTTTGTTCTGTCAAGCTATCTGGTAATGGAGAGAAGCTGACAGGGCTCTCCTATGTTGGACCTACACCAGTCAAGGGACAGAAAGTTATTGTAAACTACCAGACAGGCACTCCATTTGTGCAGACTGGTAGCACATATGCTGCTGCCGAATATTCAGCACCTGCTACACCATCACCTTCAACATATGCAGATGGCACCGATCGTTCTGTCTTTGGTTCAGTACATCTTGATAAGAACGGTATGGGTGTATGGAATGATGACATTCCAACTGGACAGATCTCTACAGATGGAGACTCCTTCTTTGGCTCTAACCTGGACTATGCAGACAACACATCTCTTTCTATCTTCACCAATGCACAGTCTTACAATGGTGAGTCAATGGGTGCTGGCGACCTCCTAGTAGGAAGCAACTCATCTGGTTTCGCTAACGTATTCTGGGATGCATCTGCAAAACAATTGAAGTTCCGTGGTGGCACTACGGTTCAGGCATATGTTGCCACCGATGGTACGATCGTAGCTGGTGGTGGAAACGTAGTATTGAGCACCACTGGTATCTCTGCATCTGCAGGAACTATTGGTGGCTGGACACTTGGTGCTAACTCTCTCTCTGCAACTGGTGCAGTGATCAGTGCGGCAGTACCATCTATCGCTCTAGGTGGTGCAGGCTATCGTACTGGAACGGGATTCTGGGTAGGAAAGGATGTAGATTCTGTCTTCAAGTTCTTTATTGGAGATTCTGTCATTGCACATAAGCAGTATATGTACTTTGATGGAGTAAACCTTGTCATTACTGGTACATACTCTGGAGAAATGGACATCTCTGGAGTTACTTCAAACACGTTTACTATCAACAGTGATCTTACTGATGCAACTGCTCAACTTATCTTTGGCAGAACAACAGGCGGAAACGCTTCTATCGGTTATGATGGAAATGTCCTTACATCCGATAAGACTATCAATATTGCTACCCTAAACGAGGGCGTTTATTATACCCTACAATTGGGCTCAAGCGATGGGACCTATGTTGTTTCCTATGCTGATGATGCTCTCAATAATCTTTGGGTAGGTGGTAACGTAACAACCGTCTACGGAGATTCAGAACTAAGCCTTCAGAGTGCTGCACAGATCACTCTGTATGGTACATCGGTTTATGCTGGAGAGGGAACACCCTTCAACCTATGGGATGATATTATCGTAGGTGATTATGTGTTTTTTGTGGATGTATCTCAGGGAAATGTTGGCTTCAACACTGAACCAGATCCACAGTTTGTAGTTGATATTGGCGGTAATGCAAGAGTGCAAGGATACCTATCTGCAAAGATGGCTATGACCGTCAAGGATGTCTTGATGATCTGCCACTTCGATGGTCATGAACCATATGCGATCGATTTCAGTGGAGATCCTGGTGGTCATCGTGGACAAGTTGCTACCGTAGTTGGTGGAGTGCAGTATCGCCCTGGCAAGTTCTACAAAGCTGTGCAATTGGCTGAAGCAACTACCAATCTGGTACCAAATCCTAACTTGGGAACTAATACAACTGGTTGGCAATGGCAGGTCAATGCACAGGGTAGTGGTTATGGTCGTATCACCAATGAGCAGGTACTATATGGAAATACCTGCGGTAAGGCTGTTTGCTCTGGAACTGGTAGTCGTGCAGTAGGAACTAACGGATACTGGACAAGACCCGCTGGTGCAGACGTCACTATATCAATCTATGTAAAGCCTCTCACCCACCCAATTCTATATACTATGGTAGCCTTCTCTGATAACTGGGCACAAAATCAGGGAAGCTCACCTGTAACTGTACCTGTTGGTGAATGGACAAGACTTACTCTTTCTATTTCCAATGCTACGTTGAATACTTGGCATAATGGTGGACTGGATCTGACCTTCTTCCTGATCGACAATAATGATGGAGTAGCTGAAACATGGCTCTTTGGTGCCGCGCAGATGGAAGCTGGCATGCACGCTACTCCATATCAGCCTTCAGACCTACTTGAAACTAACCATCGTGATGCCAGTCATCTACAGTACTCTCCTGAAGGCAATATCAATCTGGATGCTGGTTCTTTCGGCATGACCTATTACAACTTTGGATACCTAAATGACTATCCTTTGGGCTTGTATGTTGTTATCGATAGCAACAACTATATCGCACAGTATTTCAATGCAGTTTCTGGTGGAACTCCCTATGTCTACGTCAATTCTGGAGGATCTGGAGTCGTTGCAGGAGAATATGCCCCTCTAAGTATTGGTTGGCACCAACTTATCGCTACTTGGAAAACTGGAGAGCTATTACTCTATATAGATGGAGAATTGGTTAGCAATGCAGTTTACACGCGTCCTGTTGGTACTCCATCTATCATGTACCTTGGTTATGGAAATGCCAATGTCTTAATAGACGACTTCTTTACCGTTGATCGTGTCATGGAACCCGATGAGATTCGTGCAGTATATGACAGCGATGCACCTATCTTTGCAGAAACTTCTGTATCTGCTTGGCGTAGTTCTCGCCACTATGTCTGGATGGATGATGAGGGCCTTTGGGCTCAACATCCAGATGGATCAAATGTATTTGCCATTTCAACCTCAGATGGTAAAAGCTACTCTGGCGGAACAATGGATTGGGGCGATCTACTAATTGGTACTGAAGTATCCGGTATATACTGGGACTACTCTGAAGCCAAAATACAGATGTGGGAAGCTCAGCTTTCGCTATCCGGAGAAACGGGTAGCATTTCAATCGGTGACGATCCTCCTGTGTCCTGTGTTGATGGTACAGGTTTGTGGATAGACAAAGATGGTATCTATGGTCTAAGCAAGACAGGTGCAGTAACAACCCTTGAAGCTAAATTTGACGCTATAACTGGCAAGATCATGGCTGGTAGCGGAGTGGTGGTCATGGATAGCAATGGTATAACCATAACACCCGCAATATCCGAGAATGCCTATACCAATGGTTATAAGTTTATAAACACACTTGATTATCTGGAGGGATTGTTCTCTTATTCTGCCAGCGACTTGGGCGTAACATGGACATATCTTACTCTTGAGAATTCCTCTCCGTATAGCGATTCGACTTACACTTATACAGACGTAGTTGCAGCAGGTGATGCAGCAGGTATTGTTGTTATTGAGGCAAATGATACTGCTGGAGACACACCTGCTAGACTTCCTGGAGCAGGCATTGCTAAGATAGTCTTGGTAGGAGATAGAGATAGCGATGGATCATACATTGATTTTCAAATCAGTGTTGCCAATGTGCCAGGAGACTCTATAGCCACAATATTTCCAACAGGACCCGTATTCAATGGTGGTAAAATTGGCACAATTGACTTTACGGTTAGCACCCTTAATTATGATGCCATCTTTGTAGATTCCAGTGCCAATAGTATTGAAATCATGCACAATGCGGCAGGATATATTGGTTTCTTTGCAAAAGATCCAGTAGTCCAGCCTATTGCCACTACCGATCTTGGTACAGTCCTCTCTGACCTGGGTTTGCGTGCGGCTGGTACGGCATACCCCATTACCACATCTGGTGCCATCAGCATGACCGGATCTACGATCGCACTTTCCAAGATTACTACCTATAACACGATTGCTACCGCAAATAATGGTGTCGCTTCTGAAATATACTCAAATACTTGGACTAGTCAAACTGCGGCAATTGGCGCTACTACACTATATGCAGTACCTGCCAGTGGTGGTGGTTATTATCGAGTTACGTGGTTTGCTACCGTTACTACTGCCTCTTCTGGTGGTACTCCATCAAGCACTCTAGGTGGATCAACCGGATTCCAATTGAAATACACCGTAGGTGGAGTAGTCAAAACTACAACTCCTGTAGCAGTTACTTCGATGACCTCTACCACGAACAACACTGCCACTGCCGCTGTGTCTGGTGTTCAAGCATGTTACTGTGATGCCAGCACCAACCTGCAATTCCTATTCGGATATACTTCTGCTGGTACATCTCCAATGCAGTATCGGATCAGCGTCATTGTAGAAAAACTGTAATCAGTGTTATAATATCAACGAGGAGCTAATATGAAGAATCTCTCAATCTCAATTCCAACACGTTTTGGCATCGATGGTACTGTTTGGCAGGTTGTGCAGACCAATATTGACTGGAATCGTCGCACAGCGCACGTGGTTGTGTATGGTTGGGCTACCGAAGATACTACTGCAAAGCCTATCGATCAACGTGTCTTTTCTTATGGTCCGAAGGACTTCCCGTTTGATGACTATGCAGCCATTATTGACACTTGCAATGCTCTTATCATGGCAGAGGCACCAGTAACAGCAAAGCCATCTGAATTCGCAAAGGCAGTTGTTACTGATGCGGTTGTGCCAGAAAAGCCAGTAAAGGCAATTCCCCCAGGTGGAGAATCTTTTGTATCAGTTGCAGCAGCAGAAGCCATGAAGAAATCTAAGCCTGCTAAATAGGAGAAACATATGCTAATCAACGATCCCGTACTTGGATTTGACGTATCATTGTGGACCCCCGTTATCAAGACGAACGAACTTGAGGACGGTGGTGTGAAAACCGTAGTAGTTGGCATCTATTCTGCCATTGATTCTACCGGAAAGAAGGTTCTAGATCCTACCAGTAGAGCACAACTTACAGCAGTTGCTAAGAGTTCCATGGTTCTTCAGGCATATTATTGGGATGACATCACCCTTACTGGTGAATCTCAGATGGCATGGCTACAATCTACCCTAAAGGCAGAAGGATTCCCTATTCGCTGGATGTGGTTGGATGATGAGCAGTGGTGGACAAACTGGGGTTCCTGGATGCTTGCAAAGCAGAACCAGATCCCATGGAGTTCTGTACCCTATGGCTCTTCTTTCAATATCTCCGGTCACTTTGGCAATACTGCAAGTATACTGTACAAGCTGACCAACCAGATGGGGGTGTATACCAATAATGGCTTTGTCTCATCTTGGGCCTCAGGCATGAATTCATGGCTATCTCTCTATCCATCATGGATTCCATACTATGCACACCAGCCTAGTCAGGCAACGATCCTTACTTGGCAACAGGTAAAGGATCAATGGATGCCTACCTATGACCCTGGAAGGGCACCAGGACAGATCGCCAGCTTTGTCTATGGACACCAGTTCACTGGTGACGTTATGCTTCTCCCAGGTGCCTATGGCAAGTATGGCGCATACTCTCCAGCAGATGTGAATGTATTCTCTGCGGCATTCCTGAACAAGATCCGCAACAATCCAGCACTCTTTACTGGTGGTGTTACCCCTCCTCCAGTTGTAGTACCTCCAGTTGTAGTGACTCCAACCATTCCTTCGGTCAAGTACCATACCGTTTACCCAGTGAATGTGCGTGATTCCTTCTTGCAAAGCAGCACATTACTTGGTATAATGGAGACAAATACTCATATTCTGGTTGACAAGGATGGTGGCACTGCACCCAATGTGTATCATCACTTCCTTGGTAAGAACCAGGACCCACAGGGAAGTGTCAAGTTCCCGAATGGTGGTTATGTGTATGCACAGTACTGCCATATAGATTCCTAATAGGAGAATACAAATGAAACTCAGAATTTTCGATGCCGCTGCTCTGTTCACTGCACTTTCTTCCTTTGCTATTGAGAACAAAGTTCCTTTCTGGATGGCACATACACTGAATAGAAACCTAAAAGCACTGGCATCCAATGTCGATCTAAAGTCATACGAAGAAGGCCGCATCAAGCTAATTCAGGAAACATTTGGTACTCCAGATGCCAGCGGAAACCTTAGTGTTCCACCTGGAAAAAAGCAAGCCTTTCAGGAAAAGCTGAAACCAGTCGGAGATAAAGAAGTTGAGTTCGATCTTGAGACAATTCCGATTAGGAATGTACCACCTAGCATAAATATCTCAATGGCAGAGTACCTTGCACTTGAGAAGATCTTCACAGAGGATGTTGCTCCCACAACTACTCCGATCGTGCCTAAGAAGCGCCATACGCCAGCAAAGAAACCAGTTGCAAAGGGAGAATAGCTGTGCGTCTTCATATTATAGGTATGCCACATTCGATAACTACAGAGGCATTCCAGACCTGCGCTTTCACGCAAAAGGTCTGGAAGTTCTGTAAGATGATGCCCAAGTATGGTTGGGAAATCGTGCACTATGGGGTAGAGGGTGCAGATGTTCCTACTAGGAAAATAGACTTGGCGACTAGAGCAGAATGGGATGCGGCCTATGGAGATAGAGATCCCTCAGAATTCTATAATAAATCTCCGAACGATTTTGTGGTAGAATTCAATAGGCGCGCAGTAGAAAGTGTAATGCAGAACTCTGCAGAAGATGATGCAATCTTGTTCCCTTATGGACAACAGGCCATAGCGGAAAGACTGACCAACAGAAGGTTGCAGGTAGAGTCTGGAATAGGCTATGAGGCTGTATTTGCACGCTACAAGATATTTGAGAGTCGTGCATGGGCAAACAGGATCTATGGAGAACTTGGAGTAGAGGATGTACCTCACTTCGATGGTATAATACCTAACTACTTCGATCCAGAGAAGTTGCCGCTGGTCACAAAGAAGGATGACTACTTCCTATATATGGGGCGTTTGATACCGAGAAAGGGAGTGGCGATAGCAGCAGAAGTGTGCAGGATTCTCGGTAAAAAACTGGTTGTAGCTGGACAGGGCTCTTTGAGAACTGCACATATAACAGATGCTAACGTGGAGTTCCTAGGACCAGTAAATGATCCCATACAGAAAGCAGAACTTATAGGTCGTGCGGCAGCAGTATTCTGCCCAACGCAATACTTCGAACCTTTTGGTGGTGTTGCGGTTGAAGCTATGATGACTGGTACTCCGGTAATATCATCCGATCATGGTGCCTTTCCCGAGACAATCGTACAGGGAATTACCGGATGGAGATGCCAAGTATATGATGATTACATTCAGGCCGCACAAAGATTAGATGTCTTCGACCCAATGAGAATTCATCGCTATGCAGTAAACAATTTCTCCATGGATCGTATATCAAAACTATATGACCTTTACTTCAGGCGATTGCAACTTGCAAACCAACCTGATGGATGGCTCAAACCAAATGAAGCTAATACTGAAGAAGCATATTGGCATGAGACCATACCAGCTTAGATCCAGGAGATAATTTATGGCACCAGCTAAAATTCTAAATAACGCGCTTGAGAAGGCGCAATCAGAAATCAACCCTTATGTTGCAGCAACCCTTGCCACCATCACAGAACGTCTAAATGAAAGTACCAAGGCTCTTGAGCACGTAAGTCTAACCGTCTTTGGAAATGGAAAGACAGGTATCAAGGATATAACAGAACAGAATACCAGGGACATCGATCAGATCATCAAGACTCTTCAGCAGATGAACGAACAACGTTCAGAAGAGCTAAAGGTACGCCAGCACGAGGCCGACTTGCGTGAGCAAGAGAGGCTTACCAGAGAAGATGAAAGGGCGGATCGTCAAAAGGACATTCGTAACTGGTGGATTGGTGTAGGAATAGCTATTGTGACAGGTTTATTTACTATCATTGCAACAGTAGTTGGGAACATAGACGTTACAAAGTTGATTGATGCAACTCATCACATCGCAACACTGACTCCAACAATAATTCACTAAAAAAGAAGCCCCACGATTTCTCGTGGGGCTCTTCATTACAGTAGGTTATTGGTTTCTAGGATCGTCCAGATTGGTATTCAGCTTACGGTAGCCAGTACCGACGCTTACTGCACCAATTGCAGTGATCAGTTCAATAAGCATATCCTGCGTGATTGGGAAGTTTGGTGCATAAGCATGCACGAATACAAATGCCAAGCTCACTAGCAAGATATAGAACCTAGGCGCAGATAGAATGTCTATATAGGACGGAACATTGCCCACGGATGCGCTTGCGATAAAGGCAATCAATGCCACAACTGCGGCAATGACATCACCCTGGCTGAATGGCAACACCGGAAAGAATGCTTTGATTCCAATGAATACCATTGCCAGCGCAAGTGCAATGACACGTGGGGAAGTAAGGATAGCGTACAATTTTTGGTTCATAAGAGTCTCCTAATAGGAATGTTGGAACATCGCGATACTATATTATACTACCTTTCTAGCAGGTGTGTCAAAGTGCTCCATGCACTGGACGCAGATTGCAGCAATCTTCCGGATATTCTCCAGTGCTTCCGTGTCGCTATTGGTATTGGTCCAACGCTCAACGGCTCGGTTGAAGTAAGATTGAATCATAATCATGTACTCACCAACGACATGATTCCTATAATCTGTGCGAGAGGGCGGTAAATGATCCTGGTAGTCTCTCTCTCCATCAATCAGTTTATAAACCTCAGTTCGTTCCATTTTTGCTCTCCTGCGGCTCGTTCAGAGCCGCTCTCAATATGATTAGGTAGTTGATGGCATCGAGGATGGTATCCTCAATAGTCTCATCTTTTACGTGCACTTCACCAGACTGTATAATCTTTCCAATACGCGCAATCTTGTCTGCCAATCTTGTCAATATGCCTACCTCCATAGGAATGCCGAGTTGTTCTACCAATCTGAAGTTGCGTAGTGCATCTTCATCAGCACCATAGTCGGCGTTCTTTGCTTTGATAATTTCCAGTGCCTTGCTAGTCATAATCCCATGTATCTGAAATAGTTGTTCTGGCTTTATCATATCTAATCTCCTACATCCAGCATGGATGCAAAATATATCTTGGCTTCGAACCCCAGTCGCCCTAGGGTTTCCGACAGTTCAATTGCCTTTTTCAGATCAAAACGAACTGCCTGTTTGATATTGCTTGTCAATTCGGGAGTGTTGTCCTGGATCTCAAGAAGAAACCCAGGACCACTCTCGATAAAGTAAGTAGGAATCTCCACTAGTTCCTCAACAGTACTTCCTTCTTCTCTTTCTCTAGGTTGCCAACACGTGCTCTGGTGTAGGCACCACAATTACCACAATGGTATGAATCGAAACGGTTTGCAGGAGTGTAATAGTATCCATCGGCAGTGACGTTTGCAGAACCACAGTTATTGCACACTGGAATAATCTCATCAGTGTACAGTCCAAGGTTCGGATGACCTTTCATCCATGGTCGTATGGTCAGATAGATCTCTTCCAGCAACGTGACATCATACTTATTGTACTTCAGCATTTCATCTAGTGCAGCTTTGTCACCATTGTCACAGCGTTTCCAAAGATCAAAGTCGGTTTTGATTTTATGGTCACTCAATAGCATCATGGCAAGGAATTCCTGCTTGTTGCTATCGAAGCCAAAGAGTTTCTTGGCAGTGTCCAGCGTATCTATTACCTGCGATGGCTTAGGTGGATTGAAGCCATGCACTAGGAAGCGTGAGTTCATCTTCTTGATGTCAAAGCCATTGATATTGTGCCCAATGACTATATCGGAACCATTCATAATCTCCCAAAGACTCTGTGATATTCTGCCATCATCTCTTTCGATGGCTTCTTCTGGAGTCATTATATCGCTCTTCATCTTGGAACTAAACAGTGTTTTGGCAGACCATGAGAGCATGGCAGTGGGCTCAATGATCTGTCCCACGCTCATGTTTATGTCCCATGGAGTCCAGACATAGCCAATGATGGGCAATGTTTCAATGTCCAGCAAGGTGATTATGGGGAACCTGCGTTCATCTACAAACTTATCTTGGTGTTTAGCATACTCTCTTCTAAATGCACTTCGTAGTTCTTCTGGTGTCATGCCGTACTTCTGTGCTAGCTCAGGCCAGAACGGTCTTCCGTCCTGTAGAGCCATCTGCTTTCGTGCTAGGCAATCCTTGAAGATGTTTGAATTCATGTTTTCTCCTAACCAGCTTGTATGTTTAGTAGATAAGCAAAACGGGGATCGTGTACGATAGGATCTTCGTACCACGTGCCCCATACCAAGATAGCTGGTTTGCTTGGTAGATGCTCAATAATCTCTAGCTGTGATATACTCTGCAATCTGATTATGTCTTCATCTACCGACTTGTGCAGGGCGCTAGCTATCTCTTGGAACTCTTCATATGTACCAGTAACAACAAACAGCATGTCCCTATGCATCCATAGGTTGCCAGGGACCCAACTGAACATACTACCATCCTTCTTATTCAGGTCAGCGACCAGTGATTCCCATGCATCACACTTGGGATCTGCACAGTGCCTTACTTGCCTGTCAAACACTGAATAGACCAGTCTCCAGTCATGTTCATGCATACTCTGCAAGCCTCTCTCTTATTGCCTTGGTATCAGCCTTAGACAATGTTCTCGAAGCTGGATGCGGTGCAGCTATGTATGGATATGGTATTTGATCTAGCCCCGATTGTGCTACCTTGCCACACGCAAGCACCACACTGGGCTTGTGACTGACGATTTCCTTCAGCATAAACACTGGTTCTGGTGGAAACTTGTCATTGGGATGTGTGCCTACCTGAGTAGTAGATTCTGTAATGTAGACCTCTGCACCATCTGGTATCATTTCCTTCAGTCGTCTACCAGTTACAGAGCGCCACAACAGTCTCTCCCACACTCTCCTGTTGGTTATCCTATACGGATCTATCCCATTAGGAATGTAGGCATTTTGTAGGAAGATAAGTATCATCGTTCCATCTCTTTTCGTAATGCATCCTTGATATAGAAAAGCTTTGTATCTCCCCTTGCCTGTTTACCATCATCAGGATTCATTATACGGCTGTAACCAAGACCCTCAAGTTTCTTGATTGCATCATTGCCAAATTTTTTCCAGTCTATGGTTCTTTCTATATCAGGATTGTGATTCAGTTTTCCTACCTTGAAATGATCTACCCATGGTGCTGTCAGTTCTATCATGTAGAGTGTCTGATTAGGGTCTATGACTGGTTCCATAGATACCCATGTAGGAATACCCTTGTCATGGAATGCTTTGAGTGTGTCAAAGCGTTCTTGTGGAGAGGCGGCATTGGGTTCCCAACGTTGCGAATCCTTATCAGTAGCGAATACCAGTGTGATTGCATAGGCATCTTTGGGTCCAAACATATCCAGATCCTTTAGTGCTCTCTTGCCGCCCTTACTTAGGATGGCTACAGAGAAGCCATGCTCATGCAATATCCTGATTGTATCATGTGTGTACTGGTAAGCATCTTCTAGTGCCTGATAGGGATCGGTGGTGAAGCATAGATGCACCTGTCCTGTCTTACCAACGCTTTGCAAATAGGCAGCTTCTTTCTCCAGCTTGCCTAGGAAGTCAAAGTTGCGCGGTCCGGCATGGGAGAATGCAGTCTTCCTATCTGGTTGTCCCCTCATTACTACATCGGGTCCAAAACAGTATAGGCAACCATGCAAACAACCACGGTAGATATTACATGCTAGTGCAGCATATTCTCTTGCAGCCCCCCTGGGCTCATACAGCAACGTCGTTTCCATCTTGTACTCCTTGAATTCTAGGTTGGCGGTAAATTACTTCCCACAACCATTCATGCTTCTTTCCATTCAACTGCAGACCATATTTCTCTTTGATATAGTTATCTATACCTTCTGCTGTTGTTGATTCTGGAAACCATATAGATGGCATTTCTGCGTGTGTGGTGATCTTTATACGCATATTACCTCGGGAAGGTCTGTAGGGCGCTCCAGTGGTCGTTCTGCAGCGGATACCAGTCATCTGTGAAGAACATGGTCATAATTATCTCTACTGCACCCTCTCTGGTCAAGTTGACAGCACGATCGATGTCAGTCTTGCCATCCTGTAAAGCCTTCTGTCTACACTTCAGAATGAAACCATCAGCAATGACATCCATTGTAGCTCTTGTTTCTGGCGTTAGCGTATTATAGGTATCCATAATCGCCTTTCGCCTCGCTTGCTGATACAGGCTGGAGCTATACTCCATTTCAAGGATTGCATTGTGCGCATGAGTGAATGTCTTGCCACGGTGAGCAGCATCTTTAGATCCCATTTTGTCTCCATAGTAGGGGCTGGCCTTTCGACCAGCCCCATTTTGAATTAGCTTGCACCATCAACAATGTGATACCAGCCACGGATAAATTTCTTCACTTCCTCATGGTTTTCGAGCATGTACTTGGGAGCAAACTCATCGCCCATGGCGGTCTTGATTTGCTCGGGAGTAAACTCACCCTCCAGTTCCTTGACAAGGCGCATCTTACCTTCATGCAAAGAAGGATCTGTAGCAGGTGCCTTAGCTTGAGCAGGCTTCTGTGTAGCTTCTGCTTTCTTAGCAGGCTCTGCCTTAGTAGCAGGTACAACGGCGGGACCCTCATCGGTTACTTCCTCTCCAGGAGTAGGTTCGTAACCTGCCAGTTGCATAATCCAAGAGAAACCCAGTCGGAATGCTTTGCCAGTAGCTCGGGTGATTGCCATGGAACGCACTGCATAATCGGCAGCACTTGCCCAATGACTTTCCTTGCGAGTGCAGATAGCAGATGAACCACCTATCTTCATGCCATCGCTTGCGCGAATAAGATCCACATAGGCTTCCCAACCACCCTCTATGGGGAGTACACGGTTCTCTACTGGCAAGATGCCCAACATAGCACCCAGTGTATTCCAGCCTTCCACGAATACATACTTCTTTTCCTTGATTTGCTTGAACAGCTTCTTGGTGTCAATGATCTTACCCAACTCGGTTGCTATTGCACTAGCACGTGCTACAATCTCCTGCGGCTTGGTAGGAATAGCACCCAACATAACATCATCATGTACCAAAACAATCTCACCCTCAACGTGCTCAACAGGGGTACCAGTCTCAGCAATACTCATTTTATATCTCCTTTAGGCCAAGGGCCTCGAATCTCTGAAGTGCTTCTTTGCCAACTGTAGGCCAGATAGCAGACATCCTTTGCAACCAATTGTGTACAGGTTCATACCTTTCCCATCCGACTAAATATGTTGCGGCTTGCCTAAAGGCTTCATCCCCACCAATGCCACCAGTATGTTTGCATGTCAGTGTATTGTGATGCCTTATCACGCAATTATATCTGGAGTTTATCAAGTCACCATCACGTAGCCCTCTTACATGCCCCTTACTGATAAGAGCTTCATGCATATCTGCATCAGCCATAAGAACTGGCATTCCACAGAATGGACACAGTGGTGCAAATGCACGCACTTCTGGTTTATAGACAGAGCGAGTGCCGTATATGTCACTCTTTAAGAGTTGTCGAGAGTTCACGGATAAGCCCATCAGACTTGCCTCCTTGGATCTGGTCAATTATCACACTAACCTGCTTTTTTGTCAACTGTTTTGAGCTACCAATATCCTTGCCAGATAGCACTCTCAGGATACCTATTCTCAGATAACGCATAGTCTTGGTCTTGTTCTTCGCAAGCACCAGCATAGGAGCAAGCGCATCACCAATAAGCATGTTCATCAAGAGAAGCTGTTTGTCAGACGGTTCTTGGAATCTGTCATCTCCTGCTGATAGCCTTCGTATAGCTTCAATCAGTTGCTGAAGTCTCAGGGATCTCATAGTCTAGACTCCTTAGTTTGTCTAATCCCTTCTCGGTAAGTCTCCAATAACCCTTCTTGTTCTTGGTTATTGGCTCAATAAAACCTTTATTACGCACCAGCACCAGACCTTGCTGGACAGTACCGATAGACTTCCCCAGTCTATCAGCCATCTGTCTGTAGCTAAGTCCCTCATATAGAGACCACATTAGCTCTTCATCACGCCTTGCATCCTCCTTGATCCTGATTTGAACGGTCATAGTTTCTCCTACTGCACCTTGCCTCTTCCGAGTAAGGCCAGTTGTTGGATTCTAGTTTCATGGTTGATTACACCTTGCACACGCAGTTCTTCGATCGTGTGCGCCCAGACAACTTCTCCAGGCAATACCGATAGCGCAGCACTATACTCGGGGCTATCCAGAGCACCCACTACGCCATACATAGTGAAGAGATTGACACCATTTACCAGAGTGCGCATCATAACCCAACTGATTTCACTATCTTTAGGAAAGTTTGTTTCTGGCATATGTAGCATTTTACCTGCTTTCTGATGAATCTGCAAGCCCCAGTCTATGAGCCTGCTGGATATGTTCACAAGTTTCATACCAATAAAAGTCTTGAACATTATCTGTCCTTGGGAAGGTGCCTAAGCTGTCCCATCGATCGGGCAATAGCTATCTTTGATTTGAAGAACTCCGTTAGGTTTTCCTCTACGTGTAAGGCTGTTGCAAGTATACCAGCACCATTCACTCTATTGAACTTGAAGTCAGGATTTACTTGTTTCGCATCTGGATGCTGTGTAGCATTGTAAAGCTGGAATATCTTGGCACGTAGGAATACTTCAGCAGGATCGTTTCTGGTGGAATCTTCCATCGTGAACATTGGATACACCTGCTGTACATACTGGAACACAGCGCCCATAGGATGGGTTGCAAAGCCAATGGCAGTAATGATTGCCGCCCTTGCATCATCCAGATTGTCAGTAGCAGTAAAGGCAAAGGATGCTTTGATTGCACCCTGTGTACCCTTGGGGCGTATCATCCACTTACATGCAAAATTAGGTGGTTGAGAAAGTTCTACGTGAATCTCAATCTTGTCATACTCCAGCTTGATAAAATCAAGACAGTCCTTTACAACCTGCTCTATCTTATCTTCATAGGGTTTCAAGTCAATAATCGTTTCACCGTCACTCATATTAGCCTCGCTTCATCTTCTTTGTTTGTACTAGATAAATAATCGCTTGTTCAAGTAGTTCAATATCATCATGGAAATTTCCCAGTCCAACATTGCAGTTGTGACAAAGCAAGCCCCTAATGATTCCATCCTCATGGTTATGATCTACAAATAGATGTTCTCTAGATTCAATTTGATGCTCTCCACATATTGCACACCTTCCTTCTTGTTCTTCAAAAAGTCTGTTATATTCTTCTGAAGAAATTCCATATGTACCTTTAAGATACCTTTCTCTATTTCTGTCTGGGGTACGAGATTTATTGTTCCATCTCTTGAATCTATCTTTGTTCTCCTTATAATATCTTCTTGCATTTACTCTTCTCTTTGCAAGAACTTCTTCATGTGTTTGCCTCATAATAACTCCTATTGACGCAATTCAGGTTGAGTATTTCTAATTGCTTCGTCTTCTTTAGAGGTTCCAATTAAGCTCAGATCCAGGATAGGCATGTCTTTGATAAGGGAATGCGCACCATTGAATGCAAGGGTGATTGTCTGTCCACCTACCCATACACGACCAGGAAGAATGTGAATGTCGATAGAGCCTTCCACTTCTTCCTTACGAACATGGTCTACTGTAGGTACAATTTCCAATGCACCATCGCAATCTTTATATACAGTTCTACTGCCATGCGCCTTACCCTGCTCGTTCATCTGGTAAACCACGATGAATGTGCGCTTCTTACCGGCATTGGCAGCAGCGTTTCTGCCAGCAATAAACTTTCTGGAGATAGACTCCAGCCTTGTAGATTCATTGATTTGCCTAGAGTTATCAGTCATCAGTTGCAAGTAATCGATGATGGTAAATCTGGCATCGTCTTCATTGGCCTTGGCAATTATCTGGTCAGCAGTGTTTACCGCATCTTCAATCCAAAGGTCAGTACTGCGTAGCATCTTCTGGCTTTGTTCCAAGTCCTTGAATTGTGGTTCATATAGTGACAAGTCTCTAATCATTGTGCGGTCTGCCAGCTTAGTACCATGCACCAATGCTCTGGTGCCCATGCTAGCCTTGATTTCTTCCAGTTGGAAGTAATCAGTTCTGCCATGGGTACCCAGTACCATAGCCAAGTGCATAGCAAAGGTGGTCTTAGCAGACTTGTGGGGTCCACCTATTACATAATAGGCATTGTCCAGTATGCCACCAATGCGACGATCGAGGTCCCGAAGGTTGGTCTTGATAGGACGATATTCTTCAGGGTGCTCCATCTGCCTCTTCCAGAGTTCTATATTCTGTGCAGCGATTTCGTCTATTCGTTGGATAGTCATACGTTTAGAGTCCTTTGTGCATCAGGTAGGCGATAGTCAGCACCGTCAACCATAAAGCGTCGGCAGATTGTACGATCACCAATTCGGCTTGCAATTCTTCTTATTGCAATGTCGGGGCTATTGAATACCCCAACATCATTACTGGTAATCACAGTAGGGAATTCGGCGCTATTGAGATAGCGATTGTCTATTACAGCAGCCAATGCATCTGTACTCATACTGGATTGATGTTCCAACCCCCAGTCATCCAGTAGTAAGATAGGCACCTTGGACACGAATTCCACATACTCTTCATAGCTACCGTCTTTCAAGCCACCAAACACTCTGGATTGAAAGTCAGCAACAGATACATAGAAGGCCATCTTAGGCATAGCAGTTTTGATAGAGCGCAAGATATGTGTCTTGCCAGTACCATTACCACCGAACATAGAGATCCATGTATTAGGTTGCTTCATCCATCTTTCAATGAAGTCCAACATCTTGGCAAACTCCAACCATTGTGCATCATAGATCTTCTGCCTAGATGGAGTCTTAGATGTGAGTGGTCCGAGATCCTTTAGATAGGCAGGCTTCAGTGGATATTCATACTGCTTGAAAGATTCTTCTTGCCTATCCATCCATTGTAGAGTAGAGCACAGGCAGTACATTCCATTCTCCAGAATCTTCCAACCCTGGCAAATAGGACATACATCTTCGGTAGAAGTGTAATCCAGTTCTATGCCTTTGTATTTCTCTGGAGATGCCAATCTTTGTAGCACCCAGTAGTTATAGGATAGCATGCGAGATGGCATTACTCCTCCGATTCGAATATCTTTTTGAAGTCCATATCAGGTATAGAATTTCTGCGTTCTTCCAGCCATTGCTTGCGCATCCTGGCAGTAGTATCAATCCTTTTATCGTTGTCCTCAATGAAATGCATCAGGCTTGCAAACCTTACATCTATCTGTCTTGCATTCTTCTTGATGGCCCAATCAATGCAGAACTGAATCCATCGCTTGAATAAATAGGACTCTTCAGTTGCGCCTATTGCTTTCTGTTCCAGCCTATCCCATTCTTCAAACTCTGAACCAACTTTGCGCTGTCCTGCAAAGAACTTCTTACCGCAGGCCATAAGACCTTGTTTCGCCAAGTCGGATTTCGGGATAGACCAAGATGGGCGCTTACCCCCAATAACAAACTCTTCATCTGGATCGTAAGAGCCAATTCCCATAGGGTTCTCCTTTCTCTAAACTCTTCAAGAGTATAACGCAACTTCAACCCCCTGTCAATGTTTCTAAGCATAGACTTTATCGCTCTATCAGATGGACGTAGGTCACGCAGTATACCACCTTCATATGGTTCGGGATCTTCCTGCGTGAGCATGACATCGTAGCTCATCTGGTCTTTAGGAATGTGCCAACGATAGTGTCTCTTTCCTACTAGGAAAGTCATAGAGATTAGGTAGTTGGTGGAGTAGATTCCACTCCAGCCACATCTATCACAACCTTCGCCATCGCAACTCCAGCACTCATTCGTCTGCACGTGCTCTACCACATACTTGGAGTAGCCATGCTGGTAGAGATAGCGCATTAGTTGCTCTTTCAGATCATAGACTTCTTCTTTATCAGGCAGGAAACCAGTACGAACTATGTTGTTCAGCACGAACATGTCTTGTGCCATTGAAGCAAGGGTGAGTGGTATTCTCATAGTCCTGGCTGGAAAGAGATTGAAAATTCTCTATTCCCTTTGCCGTACTCATCACAGTTCCAGGTTACAAGCCACCAACCCAACCAGATAGAACAGATATGGGAACACAGATCAACTTGCCAGATCAATGGATACTTCCAGAATTTCTTCATGGTTCCAATCCTAATAGCTTCTGTTGTTTCTGTACAAACTCTGCCAGTCTTACCATGAATATCTTTGCCTTTGCTTCTTCCCCTTCAGGAAATGGGAACTCAAGAGATACATACGGCCATGTTCTTGAGCCACCAAACGCTTCAGGACCACTGCCATTATACTTATTCGATATTACTATCTGTATGGCATTTCCAAATACAGCTTTGCCACATATCCCACGACGAATCAGTTCCTCTTCGCCTCTGAGATGGTCTAATGTCCACTTCTTATCCATATCAGCAATCCATTGGATCGAAGTCTACGCATTTATCACAACCACCATCACATGGATCGGGAGGTCTACATTCTTCTGGCTTGATATAACCATTGTCCCTTGCCCATTTATCCAGCGCTTCACGTGGTGCAAGTTCTTCTACGGGAGGATTGCATACTGGGCAACATTCTACATGACATGGATTGTCACAGTCGCATGCAACGTTATCTATAAAAGGTAATCCCTTCTTCTCTCTAGCATGGTTCGGACAAGTTTTATCGTGGAAGAAGTGTATTTCATCTGAATCAGTTTCAATGCGCTTGTGGCAAATAACACATTTGGTATACACCTTAGACTCCTAACCCAGTATCGATGTAGTATAGTATGCCAGTCCATCCATGCTCCCCCTCATCGACTGACATATCATAAGCCTTGATGCCAAAAGTAGACAGGCGTGAAGCTTCATGTCGTAGGCGCGTCATGGCTTCATACTGATCTTTGCCAGAGACTTCTTTAGATTTCTCGTTCACATTCTTTGGAACTCTTGTTGTGTCCATATTAGCTCCTTGGGGTATTTAGTATACACCTATTCCTTTTCACTGTCAATCCATATCTGTTGTCGTAACCATTCTGTTGCACCGCTGAATCCTACCACTCTGGTTCCGGTTGTGGGATTAGTCCATGTTGCTCTATTCCATGGCTGGTCAAAGATAAGGCCAAAGCCTGGAAAGCTGGATATATTGTGCAGGCCATCATCTATCAGTATGTCAGCACGAATCAGGCTCTTGTCACTTGCCTCTACATAATCGTACTTCGGCTTTTCTATACCAGCAAAGAAGTCATTCCGCATAAGCCATTCATACTTGGCACCAGCTTCTTTATAGACACTGGTAACAAACACAACACGGTATCCAGAGGCACGCGCAAAGTCAACGAACTTCTTTGCGCCAATCTCTGGCAATACATGATCGTATAGACTGGGAATCAGGTACTCAAATATACATGTACCACATTCAGGTTTCATAAACTTCTCGATGTTCCAGGAAGTAATGTCCTCTGTTTTCAGATGATCACCATAGTCCAGATTGTATAATGCAAGCCATCTATCTATTGTCTTTGCCACTGTACCGTCAACATCCATCGCTATAATCATTATGTATCTCCTATTGGTATTCGCTCCAGAGAATCTTGCCACTCCATCTGGGTAGCTTGAACATTTCTACAATCCATTTCCTGTCTTTGTGCTCTTTGATAATGTAATCATCTATCTTCTCGGGCAGCTTGATGATGCGCAAATCCCTTTGTGCAAATACAGATACGACGCGGTTGATAGCATACTTCTTGCCATCCTCGAATGCGTCTGGATCTGGGATATACAGGATGTGCTTTGCGGTAATGCCACCAAGAAGGTCTAGGCTTGGAGTCATTGGCAGGCCATACACCTGAATGTTCACGTTAGAGGCGGTAATGAAAGTCACCATGGCTTTCTTATCACCTTCTGCCAGGATAGCCCAATCGCCTTTGTTCAAGAGTTTACGGTTGGCAATGAACACACCTTCGCCAGTACCACGATACTCTTGACGATAGCGAATGCCATCCTCTCCAGGTTGCATAAGACGGTGCTTGATATTGATTACCTTGCCATCTAGGTCACAGATAGGAAAAGTCAGAGTGTTACTCTTGAAGCTAACATACTGCTCATTGCCATTCTGTCTCCAGAATACATGTCCTAGGCTTGCGCCTAGACGCCAATATGTAAACCATTCTTCCGCCTTTTCTACTGGCATTCCCAGAGATTCAGCCCAGACTTTCTTGGCACCACTATGCCACATGAGATACTTGTGATAGTCCTCCCACTTCTTTTCAGTGCGTACCACGTTCCTTGCGCGCTGAACAGCCTTGGCATGCTCTGCAATGGCTCTAAGCCTTTCAGCTTCCAGCTTTGCAACAAGAGCAGGATCTGGCTTGGACTCCTTTGCAGGAGTCCATTTCCAGCCGCAATGTCTGCACCAAGCTAATGGTTTGCCTGTCTTGCGTGACTTCGGCCATAGCCGTAGTCGATCAGGCCACTCACCATTCTGATGAACCACACCACCACATTGAGGACAAGAGCCTGCCCACTCGAAGCCATGTACAACTTCATGTGCCCAGTGAACTTGGTCAGCAATTCCTTCAAATTCGATAGGTAGCAATGCACGTTGTCGCATTTTTCCTTCTTTCCTAATAGGAGTTTTCGATACTCTTCATCTTCTTGCATCCAGTGAGCCCAACGCCATTGAGTCTGTTCGGGAGACTCTTCATAACCATCATAGATGGGTTCCATTACTCTTCCTTATACCCTTCTAGGTCTGTCAACCTAAGAACCTCATGTAACAATCTAGTAAACTCTTCAGACTTATAACGTGATTCCTTTGCACCACCGTCGATTGCATTCAAGTGCTTGCCAGTAGTAGGACCCCAGATATTCTCTCTGACATGCAACTTGCCAGCATATCTAAATGCCACAATGGTCTTGTAGGAATAGTACAGGGTTATCCCCTTATCTCCCCAGTCTTCCTGTCGTGCATTGGCATTATCTGAACGGTAGTAGTAACATACAGTCGGGAGATTCATTTTTGTTCCTCTACGAATATAGTACCATCGTTGAGCCAAACGTAATGTTCATGGTTTGCATCGCATCTCCAGTAGCCACAGAACCACTTCTCGGGTCCCATGGGCAAAAGCCCATGATCACAGTCTGGACATAGTTTACCATCAAGATACCTACCTGTCAATGGACGCTGGAAGGTTAGTTCTTTCTTTTGCTTCATCAATGTCCTCCTGCGTAATAAGGATTTCGTCTGCCAGAAAACACGATTGTCCTTTACCATCTGGATGTTTTGGACGAACATGACCACGCACTTTACAATGGACAACATATCTATTCTCGGTAATCCTGAACATGCGACTGAAGAATGCTTCCGCATCTTCTCTGGTATATAGAAAGTGCCATCCTGATTGATACTCTTGTCCATGACTGCCATCAGTAACCATCTTTATGTCAGCCTTGTTCCATGTTCCTAATAGGAAACTGCGACTACCATCAGTACCATGAAACAAGGATCTCACGTAGCCATACTTGATTTCTACAATCCTATAGCCATCACGTTCTGCATTCCATGGCATCATGGGCACAGTGAAATGAGTCTTGTGAATCTTATTCTCATCCCAGGGTTGCGGTTTATCATCCACGTGTCACCTTATATCCAGCAGATTCAAGATACTTTTTCATCTCTTCAATTGCCACTACCCGATCATTGATTACTATGCCAGCACGCTCTATGACAGTTCCCCTTTTGCCAAGGGCGTCAAAGAACACACTGTTCGATCCCCAAATCCTTATACCAGTGATTTCCCAGTCACCATTTCTTCCAGTTGCCAATCCAATAGTTTTTCTAGGTAAGGTTGTCATTGCAAACCCCAATCTATTATGTCATTCTCCATAACAGAATCCAGTGCAGGACTAAGCCACCAGTTGCACAGATCTTCCAGATGTTGAGAATGTGCACTGAAGGTTATATCATAACCACCAGTTTTACAATGTACAATCTTCAGCTTGGAACGCGGATCATACATATCATAACCATCAAGTTGATCATCGCCAGCACCACACGATAGAATTACTCCATCCCTAAGTTCACCCATTAGGTCTTCAGTCAATGCTGGTGCATGGAATTTCAAGAATACTCTCTTCATTCTTGTTCTCCTTTCTTAGCTTTCTGCTGGTTGATAGGCAGTATATCAGGATCTGGCTTGCCAAGGAATTCAGCACCTATGGGTCTTGCCATCAGCACCTGCAAGAATGACTGTGCAAACAGTTCGTCCCAGTGAGTGTATACTATGCCCTGCAATTCATTGACATCTGCAATCTTCTGGTTCTTATCCAGATTGAATACTGCACTACGCATGAACATGAACAAGCTGGCAAACTCATAGACACTACCACCCTGTAGAGTATTGGGTTTCAGGTCGTTAGCACCACTGACTTTATCTTCACCAGCAGCAACTAGACTCTTCCATACCTGCGGAATGAGAATGCCAAAGGCATCCTCGATTGACGCATCAGACTTGCTCAATATGTGGGAGGCTACTATCCTCAATCCCTCCGCCATCGATGGGACTAGGTAGTATCCTTTCGCCAACAGATATAGATGTCTCAGTGGATTTAGTGTTTCGGACACGGTATATCTCCCTTATAACTTCCATTCTGCGTAACACCCAAGGCTTACAGGTGGCACACAGTTTATCTGCATGCTCTTTCTTTTGAGGGAAAGGAATCTGCAGAAGGTGAGTGCGAATCTTTGCACCTAACTGTTCATTCTCTACAATCAGTTCACTAAGTTTGCTCATAGCTAATCTTCATCCCAATCTTCGTCATCGTCATCTTCATCAATATCACAGCCACAACGCCAATCATCATCGTCCTCTTCCGGATCATCATCATCACCAAAGAGAGCTTTCTCTTCATCTTCATCCTGGTCGTCTTCGTCATCCAGGCGTTCCCACTGTAACAATCCCACTGCAACTGCATCAGTCATTACAGATGGGTCCTTGTGAAGATTCCAGAATGTCTCTACTGCCTCTTCCCAGATTTCTCCCTCGGTATATTCATCCTCACTAGTATCAGGAAGATGGATATGGACAGTTTCCTCATCCCAAATCTTATGATCGCCAGCGTGACACACAGCCAAATCGACCTTGTAAAATCGCTCAGTCATGTTTTTCCTCCGGAGGATATTTCTCTATGCGTTCCCAATACTTGTCTTCGGGGACATCTAATTCAAAGTTCTCGTCTATACTTTTCAGTTCATAGATTGTTTTGCACTCATCACATTGCCATACAGAACCTTCCCCAACAAGGTCAATTGAAGGGGGCTGACATTTGTGTGGCAGTGGTACTCGTTTCAGGAACATCTTGTGCCTCTTTCTCAATAAGGGATAGAAGTGAATGGGCTTCTGGCAGTTTCCATCCACCAGTAATACGAATCAGTTCCCATGGATGATAGTCGTCTGTCAAGCGCTGGATTCCCACTGATTTCTTACCAGCCAGTCCAGCAAGTACCTCTAAGGATTTCCAAGTGGCCCAATCAATCAACCATACCTGTCTCTTCATAGTACCCACGGTACCCACGGCAAGATAGCCTTTCCCCTTGGCTTCCTGCCATGCATTGAGCCATTTCCTCTGCACATCCTTTATCTCTGCGAAGGCAAGAGACTTCTCACGATTGAGATTCACTGCCTTAGCTTCAATAACAGAACCAGCATGCAGAGGATTCAGATTGATTAGATCCGGCCTGCCTTGTTCGAAGTTCACCACAGGCTTATGACAGTACTGACAAATCATGGCATCCCGAGCGTGGATGGGCCATAGCCCATAACGCTTGAGCATTTGGTAGACTTCTCTACGAATATCACTTTCTTCCATTTTCAAACTCCTTCCAATATCTTTCTACAGTTTGTTTGTGGTCATAGTCGCTTATAAACACGGATGCCATGCCATATTTATAAGTTCTTTCCAAAAGCAACTTCATCGATGGAGTTGGATGAGGAGAACCCACAAATGGCACTATGGTTTCTTCCTTATAGTCATCCAGAACCCAACCATTATCAGCCGCTACCAATCTGGGATCAGGATCGAAATGATTTAGAGCATATTGTGATGCCTTCCATGCAGTTTTCCAATCAGGTGCATCTACATCTACCCAATGCGTTGCACGATAAACTCGTACAGGAAACAAACGATAGATAGGCATTACAGTATCTCCTCTATCTCATGCTTTTTGAGATACTCCATCGTCTTGACCTTCCAGTTATCCACTTCAGTCCAGTGCGGTAAAGTTCCACCAATACCAGGATCTAGAATCAGAACCCGCACAACTTCGGGGGAAGTCTTCCAATAGGTGGAGTGTATACCAAAAGGCTTTTTCGCGTGATGAAGCTGTACACGGTTGCCATCATTACTTACCCATATCTTGAGTGTTTCAGCAGTATAAACAGGCAAGGAAAGAGTATTCATCCATACACCGTTCTGCTCTTCGATATAGTGCTCGATCGTCTGGATTACGTCAACACGTGGTTTCTTATCCATTGTGCTCCTCCACAAACTCTAACCAGCTTTCATGCCAGTTCCAGTTATGAGTAAAGGCTTCAACATAGTGACTGATATACCAACCAGAGTATCCTTCCAATGGTTCTACTTCAATCTCTCTGCCTATCAGCTTTGCCATGTCTTCAGTGAAGTCGTCATCAAGACCATCAATATCTGCAGTAGTGCCAATCGGTATGTTCTTGACTATGGCTTTCATTATTGACCTTTCAGAAAGTCGTTGACATCTGCAATGGTTGCTTTATCACGCATCTGAATCAACTTGGCTTTGAGAAGAATAATAGTCTCTTCAACACCATCCTCTTGTTTCTTCGCCTCACCCATCATTCGTTCTGTTGTTGTCTTGAATGAATCCTTATCTTCAGAAGGACCAGACAATACTGCCATCATTACTGAACCAAGCAATGCATCAGAAGTAAACTTGGTCTTATAAGCATCCAGAGCAAGCATCAAAGTATCAATATCAGAATTGGTTAGTGGACTTGTCGTTGACATCTTATATCTCCTTTACAAAAGGACTCTTCTTAGTGGCTTGTTCAATTTCTGCAATCATGGCTATCGGATCACTGATACTAAATTGCACCATGTTGGTCAAGGCACTTTGAATTGCACGTTCCAGAGTCTGTGGTACTATCATTACAAAGATGTTACCACCTGGGATGGCAGTCATTTGCCCATCATAGATTGTAAACTCGGGTTGTTTTGTCAGAACAGTTCTAACTGTCTTGTCAGCAGGATTGCTACTCCATGGCTTGACGGTTTCATCAGGAATTACTGCAAGGATAGCCGCAAAAGTGTCATTGAATTTCTTTTGTGCCTTCTCCTTCTCCCCTGGTATCTGATCCTGAAGTTTATCAATTTGATCAACTAAGTCGTCATACTTCTCGGCTACAGTCTCGTAGTCGGGAGTGTCATGCATTCCCATGCCATCAAGTTTGTCCAGCTTGTCGTTCAGTCCGTCCCGTTCCACCCTTTTCTCCTTCAGTTGCTTGTCTAGACCAGTTGTAGTTGCAACCAGTTCATCAGCAGCATGGCGAATAAAGGGAATTGCGGCTCTTGTCCTAGACCAGTTATCTTCGATGGCAAGCACATCTTCAACACTCCATCCAACTGCTTTCATTTGGGTAAGCATCGGGAAGAAGTCTTCCAGCAAGAATTTGATGTCATTGAGTTCCCCGCCTCTATCACGAATTCCAGCATCTACCAGAAATTCGATGACAGTCTCATATTCACCAAAATGATAGGCACCAGTCTGTTTGACTTTCCACGCTAGAAACGCAAAAGCACGATCGAAGGCTTCACTCTTCTTTCTAGCATGAATCACGGCAGACATCAGAGACTTTGCCATCTCACGTGTGCGAACAAGCATTTCTGAAGGATCTGGAATTGGACGACCAGCAATTTCTGCTTCCTTTACGGCTTTCAGGTGCTCACTCCAGAATACAGCAGAGTACAAGTCTTTTGCAATATCTTTCTCCATGCCAGGATAGTCCTCGGTCATCCAGCGTGGTACATCCTTGATAGGCGGCTCTGGAATCTCCCACTGCTCCATATCTGCGGTCATTGTGCTTAGATCAAACATATTGTCTCCTTATAAGTCCAGTTCATCCAGAACATGCAAATCATGTTCCATGGGAACTGATACCTCATCACCGTCTGGAGTATATCCCACAATCTCACCGTTGTCAATATGATCAACAGTGAATGGAACATTTCCATCAGACTCAATAACTATGTCACCTTCATTGGGCAATGCGCCATCCAAGTTCATTATTCCTCCTGTGCAAGAAGTTTGTCAATATGAGCCTTGCCTCTCATAACAGCTTGTTCTGGATCGCTCGTTATTAGAATCTCACGAATTTCCATTAAATCATCTCGTGTGAAGATCCTGCGTGGATTGCCAGGACCCGAGAATGACATAGTTACAGCAGTTGCTTCTGCCTGTGTCAAGCGATGATGTGCCATAACCATGTCCATGGTCAGTTTCTTCTTGGGGCTCTGCTCCATCTCGATCTTGCATTCTGCCTGAACTGGCGTAGATAGCTTGCCAACCTCTTTGGCAACATTTACAACCATATTGCCCTGTTGGATAGCAACAAGTGCCCAGTCCGGAACTCTGGCAAAGTCCATATCCAGCTTTTTCACGTAAGTAACGGAAGTGCCAATAAGTTTCGAAATTACTGTGTAATTCTTTCCCGCTAATAGCAGCTTTTTCACAGCTTGATAGTCAGAGACAGGATTTGCACTGGATTGAGCATTTTCAACCAGTGTGATCCAACCACCATCCTCTTCATCACCCTTGAGAATGCGAACATCAATATTTCCACTGGAACGACCATCTTCTTTCAATTGTCGCACTGCTAGCAATCTCCGTCTGCCAGCTTCCAGATGAAATATCCCAAGATCATCCATCCTGACTATAATTGGGTTCAGTTGCCGAATTGCCATAGTGTCAACAAAGCCCTTATCAGGTTTTTGCCGATTTATATCACTATTTTTGGGCAAGCGGTTATCATCACAATCCCATACTTGGTCGTCAACCCATGTAAGCATATTAGCCTCCTCTTACGCTATTTTTGAACTCGGATAGCATTTCACCAACCATATTCAGCACACCAGATAATGCTTCTGCTTCTTCTGCCGAAAACTCATATGAAACTTTAGATTTGCTTCCATCTGCAAAAGCAAGTTCCAGAGTCATATCTGGAGAGGCAAGCAAGTCAAGTTGTTTTTTCAGCAAGCCAACATCAACGCCATCTATACATAACCGTTGCAGCTTATTTGCCACTTTTGTCTCCCTATAGGCTAACAATCTTTACAACTTGCAAACGTTCATCCAGTGATTTGAGTGCATCCAGTGCAGCTTTCTCAGTATGCATCTCTTTATCTTCATAAACACGCCAATAAGCCATTCTGCCAATTGGCAGTTTGAAGAATGCAGCAGGATAGAATTCGGTACCATCCAGAACCTTTGCACCAGTGTAGGTAAAGGATGGCATAGTTCTCTTTACTGCATCTGTATCCTTGCCAAGAGGTTCACCATCAACCAGTGCATCATAGAGAATGCGATGGCAAGTGATACCAAAGTCAACATGATTGTCATTATGGTCTGGAATGTCTCTAGGACACTTCCTGGCACCTACATTACGCCAATATGGAGTAGGATCTACAATGCCAGCACGAGCATGTACTGCATAGTAGTTACTCTCTGGTGTAAGCAGATTGAATTGCAATGTGCGTTGCACAAGCTGGTGGAATCCCAGTTTCATCACTTCTTCCAGCCAGTCCATAGGATTAGGATAGTTCTCTGCACCAATCCAATCCCACATATCATAAACTTGCTTTCCTTCCTTGTTGAAAACAGGAAATATGTCCGTCTTAATAGTTTCAAGATTCAGTGCATGTGTATATCTTGGCCGAAGATCCATACCCTGTCGTGATATATCAAAATTGTCAGTAAGTGGAATGGTGGGACAAATTGCAAATGCCCATACTGGCATTCCCGCAACTTCACCCTTTTCGTCTACATCAACTACGATATAGGCTTTTCCAGGTTGTGGCATTCCACAACCACGTGGCAGGATTCTATTCACGTTGCTTCCTTTCTCTTTTGAAGGGAATCTTCTCAATCAATTTCACTTTCTTGGCAAGATGAGTTCCTTTTGGAAGTTCTGCTAGAAGCTTGGAGTATGAACGTGGCGTCCATATCTTCACTCCATCACTGGGTACATACTCACACATGTATATTGCAACATGGTAAGTTCTGCCCACATAATCCCTCTTGAGAAATACCCTAGCAGCCTCTTTAGACGAGAACACACAAAGAGGACCAAAATTATACATTGGCACCGTCCATCTATTGATATGGTATTTATGCAGGCCAATCATTGTGTATGAGGTTTTACTTCCATTCACTTCACTGACAACCTTATATCCATATTTAGTCTTTTCTTTTGTGCTCATTTACCACTTCCTTACTAGCTCAATGAGTTTTACTTTCTTGGCAAGTTTCGTTGTATACGGCAAAAGAAGCATTGGCATAGTAGTTGGGTATGGATAGTTTGCCTTTGATGGCGTCCATACAGCTAACTCCGGAGATGGCACATACTCACACAGGTATAGTTCTCCTTCGCCAAACTTGAAGCTATCTGCTTGGTTTATCATAAACAGATAGGCTTCTGAAGAATCACTAAAAACGCATAGAGGTCCACATTTTCGTCTGGGATATACCCATTCATTTACCTTGTATTCAACAATGCTTCTGGGATACCTACCATAGATAATGATAGACATTCTCTTGTCACCCACAACTCTTACTACCTTGTAACCCTGCAAAGTCTTAGCCACGAACGCTCAACCTTTCTGGTGTCCCATATATCTTGACACATTCTGCTGTTTTGGTGCCAATGGGTAACATTCCCTTTGAAAACGTAGTATCACCATCCCATAAACTGGAATCGCAAGATGGTACATACTCACATTCGAAAACATACATATTTGTTCTCTCGGGATTATATCCAACTTGTTCATACTTCCAGAATTCATACAGTTCATAAAGACTTTCGAATACACACAATGGTCCAAAAGTTGATCCATGAGTGACAAACTCGTCCGGACGGTACACAACTTCTGCGCCTTTGCCTATATTCTCCAGCATAGAATAGTATTGTCCATTCCAATAACGTACTATCTTATAACCCTTTTGTGTCTGGGACATTCTCTATCTTTCCTTCCTCTGCAAGATATTGAATCTGAAACTTGATTTCATCAATCAAAGCAACATCACCAAGTGCATCCTTTACAGCTTCTGCGATAGTATTGAGATCTTTTTTGGACATGCGCTTATATCCGTAATCAACAACATCGGCAAAGTCTACTGTGAACGTAACCGTCATCTTCTTAGAACTTTGTGCTTGTTTGCTCATACTACCTCATCATAGTTATTCTAGCTTCCATTGTGTCCATTCTTTTGTAAAGTTGTGTGATAATCACCACTTTAGCAAGATAGGTGCCATAGGGTAGAATATTCTTTGGCGTTCTATCATATCCAATTGAAATTCCATCATCAGCAACATAAATAGCTCTTGCATAAGATGGAATAAATCTACACGTATAGATTTCTCCAATCTTATCACCATGACTTGTTGACTTTAATTCTCCTAGTAGGAAGTCAAATGCTCTCTTATAGTTGCCAAACACACATATAGGGCCGCAATTCTTCTGTGGAAGAGTGGGTTCCCACAACTTATACTCAAGCATTCCCTGAGGTCTGTCTTCTATAAAAGACACCCTCTTATCTCCTTTGACAAGAACAACCTTGTAGCCAAACTTGTAATCGTTCATTCTTTCCTTTCTGGCTTATAACCTGTGGTGTCCAACCATGTCTTGTCTATCATCATGCTAGCAATATGCTTGGAATAGACAGGTACATTCAATATCTCTGCAGCCACTGCTATGGCAACATCATGGTTGAAAAACCAACTGTCGGTAACTGCATCAGTATTACGTTGCACAATCCCGATTATCTTGGCACCCCACGATCGTAGAACAAAGGTATGTCGCAGATCGTGCCAACGCCCAGGCTTGGTATTTCCTTCAGGACCATACCAGATGTCTACTGTACCATAGAGATTGAGTAGGCAGTATACAGCTTGTGGATGGTCATCATACTCCTTTAGAGCCTCAAAGTTGGGCGAGGAATATAAACCGCAGGTGCAATCCTTACCGATCGTACCAGTGAAACCAGGATTGCATTTCTCACACTCTGCAATCATCCTACGGTCAGCAGACCAGAGAAACTCTTGTCTACCATATCTCACTACTGGTGAACTGAATGCTTTCTTGTCAAGATCCAGCACCAGGATCTTCATGCTTAGTAACATATTACTCCATTTCCCAACGGAAACTGGTATTGCACTCACTACAAGTTACCCAGTCTCCCGCATGATGTTCATCCTCCACATTGCCACACTTAGGACATTCCCAAGAACAACAAACACTATACAACATTACAATCCTTTTGCTCTTCTTAGGAACTATAGGAGCAGGAGGAGGAGCTTCAGTTGTGCTACCCTCATTAGAAGCAGTCATATTAGCATCCTTTCATGGCATCTTGCAACACTTTTACCACGTGATCTTCGCCTTCGTCTTCTTCATCCCAACGACCGTCCAGAGTAGTGACAGCTTCATCCATTGCTTCTTTATATTTTCTTAGTTTGCTAACAAGAGTCCAAACTGTGTTTGCTATCATGTTTTTATGGGTATGATTCATGTTTACAAGATCCAGTCCAAGATACTCAATTACATCACCAGTATCACTAAATTTATGATCAGTAATGTCATTATTGTCATCGAATATGTTCATTGTGCTCTCCTCTTAGGCTCTGGCAAAGATTCTCGCTTGATAGCAGGAACCTCTTCTGGAGTCTTCCTAGTAGGAATTGTATACTGAATTCGCACAGGATCTTCCTTAGGCAATTCAATTGTTTCCTTACGTTTGCTTCTTCTCATTTTGTCCTATGGCACCACTCACTATGCATACCATCCAGCCATCCACAATACTCACACTTGGATAGTTCTTTAGAACGGTATCCTACCAACACACCTGGGCCACAACCAAGATTAGCACTGGCATCAACCCAAGGACCAAACTTGCTATTGATCATGTCTGCAATACCACGCGCACGATTCTTGAATCTTGTCTCGATAGAGAAAGTTCCACTGGATAGAACGTAATCAGGCAATCGAATTTTGTGCCATGAGTAAGTATTTACATAGTCAACAATCTCTTTGGGAGTAGGTTTCTTCATACATCACCCACTACAGACATCAGTTTCTATCTCAAGAGTATCAGTCCCTGAATTGTACAGAATGTCTTCAACTTCTCCTTCTGCACCATAGCAACCAATCACAACTATTTCTATATCTCCATATTCCTCTAGCATATGTCGCAATCTTTTTGCCATCTCTGATAATGTCATAGTTTTTCTCCTTTCAACTCTATGATTTGTTCTTGTGCACGATCGTAGAGATCTTTCATCATATCATACTTTCGCTGATAGGAACTCAATCTTGCCAGAGCAATATTCAAGGCATCTCTTATATTGCCCTTGCCAACCTTGACAATCCAATCATCAATCTCCTGTGATACGGTTTTTGATGTCATCTGGAATACCTACCCATGGAGTTTTCTTTGCCACTGGGAAACGTATAAAGACGTCCTCGTAGCAAGCAGTGCAACGGGATGAACGTGTTGTGCGCTCAACTTTATTGACCGTACCGCAAATAGGACAGGTGAAGTCCCACAATTCAGGATCATCAGAGGGATTGTTTATGCTGGCGGATTCCATAGCCACTCCTTATGGTTGCTGGATGAACTGGAATTTCAAGCCAATATCTATCTTGAAGTGTTCTTATATCGAAAACCTGTCTCAAACCACGCCACCAGATATAAACTTTATATCCATACCAGTAGCGTGCTTTTACCCAACCACCATCCCATTCCAGTAAAAAGTCATGCTCCTTATCTGGTTCTTGTTCTGAAATAAGTTTCCATTCCATATTATGCCTGCTTGAACGCAAAACCAGCCATATGATCAGCTTCTGCCATCTCTTTGATTGATAGAAGATACTCTTTCAATCCAGGAGCATTCTGTAGTTCTCCAGAGAATTTCACTTCAACCAGAAGTGCTTGCTGATGTTCTTTGTAAGTGAGTATTTTAGTGCCATGCCTACGGTTGTTATGCACACAGATGTCGCAATAGCAACCCTTGCTCTCTGCTTCCTCAATTCTTGGGCCATCTAAATATATACCTTCTCCATCAAGATGGCAAGGTTTGATCATATAGGGGTGAGGCACACCAATTGTATCAATCACTGCATACATTTCAGTTTTAGGGTACTTCTTCAGCTTCTCATCCATGTTATCACTCCTCTGTCTTGGTGAATTTGATTTCACCAGTACGGACAAACAAAGTGCGATCAATCGATATTCTCATTGGAGTACCAGTCAATTTGAAAAATTCATCCCATTCATCTATAAAATCAAACAGTTTCTTCATATATCTTTTAGTGTATGGTTTTTCTCCATCAAGTAAACCGCCATTCTCATCAGCAAAGAAGGCAGTTCCCATCCCCATAACAAACTCTTCCATATTTAGATGCTTTCTTAGTATATGACGAGCCATGTCCTCAACTATTTCCAGGGCAAGTTCGTCAGCTTCGTTGTACTTTTTCTCTAGAATCAGGGTCTTTCGATAAATATCCTTGTCCATGATGCTCCTTTTTCTGGGGTATAATTATACCCATGGACACAGAACTAATCAAAATAAGTCTCATGCAAGTATACTACACTATGGCTATTGAAGGAATGTCCAAGAGAGAAGCCTGCGAAAAGCTAGGTATCAATTGGTCAACCTTCATGTATTGGCAATCAGAGCACCCTGAAGTATACAGAGAATTCTCCGATCGACAAACAGAACTTCTGAAGATAAATGCTGTACAACTGCAAACAGCACATCAGGAAGTTCTAAATAAACTAGTCGCACAAGCCAGTGTAGTTACCAATCTATCTGACATTCTCGCCTTGGAGTCTAGATTGCGTGTACTATCCGCTGAAGCTAAACTAAACTCTGGCGAGGATAGTGCACAGCAAAAGGCTGCTGCCAACTTCTTGACTGGTATACACCAAGTTCCTGGCATATCCAAGATCACTCGAACAACCGAAACAGTTGAATTTGGTGCTGACGAGAATACCATAGATGGTGAAGTGAAAGAACTTGACAAGTAACTACGGCTTGCCAATTACTTTCTTTTGTGCATCAGAGATCTGGAAATGCATATCCAGTTGTGTCTTTAGCTCCAAGATGGCACCTTCTGCAGTATCATCATGGCAAGTGACTGAACCAATGTAAGGACCATGCTCATTGCGAAATTCTGCAGTGGCATCAAATCCTTCGGTATGATCACTTGACTGTAGAATAACCTGAAAGACAGATGGATAGTATTCTTCAGATGCAACAATCTCTCTCATAGTGCGGGAAATGTCGAACATTAGGATTCTCCTTCCGGATTGTTTGGATAGTTTATCCAAGTAGCCAATTCAGGAAACACAATATATGGAACATGGGACCTACAATATTCTTGAACATCAGATGTATTAGACGAAACGATTATGGTAGACCAATTACAAACAGTGTTCTTTTGTTGTAGAATCACTTCTATGTGTCCACTAGGCAAACGATAGTGCACAAGTCGGTATTCATCAAGTATACCAGTTCCATGGCAATGCGGGCAAATTGTCATATTAGTCTCCTAGATGAGCTAAGCTTATATCTCTTTGAATCCTGTCACATTCTTTACTTGGTTCATCTTTACAGTGATGACAGAATCCATATCCGCAGACCATACATCTGGGACCATTATGATCACCATGATCGTATGCAAATATGTCAATTTCTCCATCTTCATTCCTTATCCAAGTATGTCCATGGGTATTTGTTCTATAATCGTATTGCATTCTAACTCCTTATTCGTCAAAAAGGTTGTCAAGGATATGGCTGGAGAATACTTCAATTTCAGTCATAAAGGCATCAAAGCTATACTCTTTTTCTCCATCCTCCATCAACTTATCGGTCAGTGTCTTCAAAAATAGTATGTCTATTCCCATCAATTGACCACGCAGATCCCTGAAACTGGTCATCTTGAGATTGTTGATTGATAATGCCAACTTGATAATCTCAAGACCAGGAATAGTATACCCCTTTTTGATATATTTGCGTAGTCGGAATAGGGATGAGATTGGATACTTTCCAGCAGTATTGTAATACAGTTCTTTCCTTGCAATATGCTCAACAAAGTTTTCGTGCAGCACAAAGGTCATACCCTCGAAGTCATATGCACCCATGCAGATTGTATAATCAAATTGATCTATAACCTGCTGTGCACTACCAGATATAAGACTGGTTGATATAACTTGTACCTTGACACCATCTTTGGTGTATGTCTTAGCAGAATCAGATTTATATGACAATTCGTAATCCAATTTCTCTATACCAGCAATGAATGTTTCTTCATCGATAGCTTTTCCAAAGAATACATCATAATCAGATATATACTCATTGGCGAAGATAGCTCGTACTGCACCACCGGCTATGATGGCATGATTTGCAATAAGTAAGTCATATATTCCAGCCTTCTTCAGGTCTACCAGGAATAGATACTCTTGTTTACTATACATAGAGTTCCTTTCTAAAACACAACTCCCCCAATTCCTATTAGGAAAAGGGGGAGTCGGTTTATTTATGAAACGATAGTTTATAGACCAAGCAGTGTGGTCAATGCAGTGACAAGATCTTCTGCAGTGTCCAGATCAAGCTGGATTCCACCATCGCGAGTCACATAGGGCTCGGGACCAGAATCAGCAAGTTTCTGCTTATCTTCGCATCCAAAGATGCGAACTGTCTCGACACCACTGGCAACATCTGTCTCTAGCTCTACAGTAACTTCTGATAGAGTATGAAACAGACCATTGGTACCGAACAGTCGTGCCAAAGTAGTTACAGCAACGTCAGTCATTAGAATTTCCTCCGAGGAAAAAGATTAGGTTGTGCGCACCTAGGAAGAAATTATACCATAGTTTAGAGGGGAATTTCGTACTGCTCCCGCAAGTCTTTCTGCACCTGTTCATAGATCTTCAGGAACATCTCTTTTACCATTCTATCGGTACCCTCAGTCATCTCATCAACTGCAAACTTACCAGCACCAAGCCTGATAGTCTGCATAGTGAGTAAAAGCCATGCTTGAGGCTTGAGGAAGAATCCCAGATTGACTACAGCATAAATCGCAATCTCATCTTCGCTGTCATCATCTGGTACTGCCAGAAGACCAGCCAGAGGATAATCCTCACCATAGCCCTCATCCTTTTCAATGAGTTCTGCAATGGTTTCCTCGCGAGTCAATTCAGGGCGGATCTGACCTGTTGCCAGATATACACATGCAATAGCTTCCTTATCCTTGATGGAAATGCTAATAGTATCGGGATGTGCATTCTTGACATACTCATTGAAATCAAACTTTTCGCTCATGTTATGCTCCTATCTCTTGCAATATGGTCTCGACTTTGTTTTGTGGTATAGAATTCCAGACATAGAGATTTTCAGGCGCAAGTAATCTATCAGCAGAATGCATTTTGCCATTCCAGCGCTTGGTGGTAGGATCTATAGCAAAGAAACGAACTGGTATCAAACCAGCTTTATTTGCAGGTCCAGTAACAATACCATAGTGCATGTCGCTGGCATGACTGACAATCTGCGTGATAAGAGCATGGGGTGGCAGTAATACCACCTGCCACCCACGCTCTACTTGCCTAGGATCAACCTTACTTAGACTCATCCAACCATCCTGGTCGATTGACCAAAGTTAGATATTTGGTGAAGACTACGGTCAAGCCTTTAGCAAATCCATTCCGATCGCTAGCGACAATCACTGAATCACGATCGTGAAGAGTAAAAGCTTGATCTTGGAAGAACTTATCGTCCACGGTGAACACAACTGTTGCTTTGTCGCCTGGATTGAATCCTTCCTTGCCTTCAGCAAATGCAATCGTATCGCCATTCTTGAAAGTGTCTACAGGTTTCCAATCTGTCTGATTAGTCCAGACAAGATTCTTTTCATAACCACGCTCTGGGCCATAAACGATCATCCCCTCTTTTTCTGCCTTGAAGTACTTATCATACTCAGGTGCACCAGGGAGATATTTGACTTGAGCAATCTCGCCTTCCTGATAATAAGGACCATACTTTTTCATCTGAACCATGTCACCAACCTTGAAAAGGTTCTTGAAGGGAGGCTTAGCAGGTTCAAGCAAACGGAAACTTTCACGATGTCCCCAATGCCCACTCTCATTTCTTCCATCTGGGCTGTAGATAAGACCAGCACTGGCATTTGAGAAATGATATTCATCATACTCCGGATCACCTGGAACGCTTACAACGATGAACTTCTCTGGTGAACCACAGAATGGTTTATCATCTATCTTCGCAATGACATCACCTTTCTTGAAGGTAGGCACTAATTTCTGCGGCTTAGGTTCTGGTCGAGCAACAAGAACATAATTTTCCATATATTCCCAACCCCTCTCAACAAGTTCAAAGCCCTTATTAGCATCCCTGAAATCCATTTTGTCATACTCAGGATCACCTGGAACAGACTCTACAGTGTAACGTGTTGGCATACATGAACTATCGTTCTTATGCACCACAATGTCACCCTTCCGAAAAATAGGTTCTACAAGAGTGAGAAATGATGCAGGAACCCAGTAAAAACCACGTGAATCATCAGTCTTCACAACTGTTACACCCTCTGAGGCAGTGTAAAATCCCTGTTTATCATACTCTTGCATGCCAGGAACTGAATTGATGGTATATTCTTTGCCTTTTTCCAAACCGAAGAAGTAGTGATTCAGTACAACTTTATCGCCTTTTTTGAACATGGGAGTCTCCTTTTTCTGAACTTTGATGTCGGATGTCTTTTCAGTTCCAATGCTTGCAAGCACAAAACAATCTTCACGATCGATACTTTTGTGTTCATTGACAACTCGATACCCTAAACCGCCAGCAGTTTCAACCAGCCTGTCTTCAACTTCGAAAACCTTCCCGATTCGATCTGCATACCAATATGTTTCAAGTTTGGAACCAGTGATTTGCACAAGCGTAGTATCCATATAGTCTCCTTTGGGAGGGAGGCCCCCTTCCTCCCTCAATAGTCTAGTTAGAACGGATCTTCACCAGTTCCAGTTGTAGCAGAACCACCACCAGAGTCTTCTTGCGAGTCTCCTACTGTTGGCTCATCTTCATCAAATGGGGTAGAATTGACTGCCTTTTCAGGCTTGCCCTCATCTTCATCTTTAGAGTTCAGGAAACGTACTACACCAGCACTGATTTCGAAAGATGCACGCATTGAACCATCTTGCCCAGTCCATACACGTGGACCACCAGTTGCAGGATCTGCAGTAAGACGACCTTCCACCAGCACTTTCGAGCCTTTATGCAGATATTGATTGGCAACCTCACCTAATTTGCCCCATGCAGAAACACGGAACCAGACAGTCTCTTTGACAGTTTCACCATTAGCACCAGTATATTTGCGGTTGGTAGCAACGGTGAAGGATGTCACTGCCTGTCCTGATGGCGTATAGCGCATTTCAGGATCTTTGCCAAGATTACCGACGATCGTAATTGATTGGTACATAGTTGTTCTCCTTTAGAATGTTGACGGATAGTGTAACACTAATCAGGAATTAAAGCAAGCAGTTCAGCAATCTCACCACCATAGTTCTGCAATAGCTTGGTCAAGCGCGCAACCAGCTTGGGCTCGGTGGTAGACAGAAGAACCACTTCCTGTACATGACTTTTCATTTCTTCAATGCGAGCAACCTTCTCTGCAATACCAGGATACAGATCTTCAGAGACTTCTTGCCTGTAGTACTTGTTTACATGATCAAGAAAGTTACTGTACAGGCCACTATCGTAGGAATAGAAATTCGAATCTTCCTTTCTCAATGCTCCACGCAGAGTACTATTGAATTCCTCTTTGGCCTTATTGAGATCCCTTTCTTGCTGTTCCAATTTCTGGTGTAGTGCTAAGATGTTTTTCAGTCCATGCCTTGCCTCAAAATGAGAAATAGCTTCCTTCTCGACTTTCTTATTATCGATGGGTTTCTCAAGTTTGGCAATCTGTGCATCCAGAACGGCAAAGATCTTGCGGGTGAAGAAATCACGGACTTCCTTATTTACGGACATAGTTAGTCTCCTTATGATATGGGGTAGTTCTCTTGAATGAATTTGACACGTTCATCATCGATATTCTTGCGTTGTCTTTCAAGTACCCAGTCAATAGCACTGACGACAGTATCCTTGGTGTCAATATAGCTTCCTGGCTTGTCGCCAACTACCCAAGTGACAAGTTCGGTATTGACCATCCAGAATGCATAAGAGAAGAAAGTCTGTATCTGCAAGCTGGAATTGCTATCTGGAAGGACTAGCAAATATACTGTATCATGTGTGCTGAAATTGGGAGAATTAGCCAGCTCATCTAGTTTCTCACGCAGCAACTCAAGCAATGCATACTTGGGTAGCTTACGTGGATCTACACTGAGTGGTCCTATGATAGTGCGCTGTTCCGCATCAGGAAGATTCTCCTCATAATCATAGGGTTGATTTGTCATATTCAGTATATTTATTCTCATATTAGTCCTTCAGTCCAGAAAAATGGCCCAAAATTTATGTCTCCATCTGAGTTCTTGCCAAATGCCCAGTTGAATGGAGTGAACCAAAGTTCCTTATTTAACCTTGAAAAACTGATGACGATCCACACTACCATATACCAGTGTATTTTATAATCGCCACCGGATTCATTTATTGCCCTATCAAGCACAGTATACGGAAAGAAACTGATCTTCATGCTATTCCATCCTTTTCTTCATAAGGCGATAGACTTCATCATAGGTAGCACTTGGGAGATTACTAGCCATAAAACCTTCCAGTGCTTTGGCATCCTGCTCACATCTTTTTTCAAGTGGTACTTCTACCAAATTACCGCATGAATCAGCTTCAGGAAGCTTTTTCACAAACTTGACTTTGCTATGATAAACCATTTCATTCAATTTGATCTTCATATACACCTCACTTGTAAGAGCATTCTACTACTGGTGAACGTAAACGTCAAGGGTCCAGGGCCATGAGGGAAGAAGTGCATGGGAATATGTCTTTCCTGATGATACCAGCGAAAGACAATGTGAGGGCCAGCAAAACTGCCGACCCTCCATTCTTCCCATTCCAGCTTTACCTTATGCTTCACTTCTTCCCAGACTCGTAATCGTCAAAGTTGAAACAAGAGCCATCGTCTTTATACCAGAAGTATGCATGCCACTTCTCAAAATTGCTACGGAATTCATCAAGAACTCCACCAGGAACTGTCTTCATAAGCATTGTAAACATCTTGAAGGCAGCTTTTCTAGCAGGTTCCTTGACAGAATCCCATATATAACGATTGATATTAGCATGCAATGATCCACCCGAAAAGGGAAATCTCAATGGTTCGCTCATGAGTTTGGTCCTCCTGCTGATACACCCTGCGGAATTACTCCAATTATCACAGTGCCATCAGCCTTAGATTGGATATGGATTACATTGCCATTGACAATACCCTGCTTGTCCTGATTGATATTGGTAGGGAAGTTGTTGTTTACCCATTCAAGAGTCTCAATACCAAAGATCCGCAATATGACCTTTCCTACTATCTGTCCTTGGATTTGAGCATCATAGTCACCAACCACATTATCAATCACAAATGAGCCATTCTTACATACCCCTGCAACAAGACCATCAGTAAGATTGAAATAGACCCTACAGCCTGGAAGTTGACTATCATACTGTGCTTCACGAGTAAAGCCATTGCTAAGAAGCACATCATCCCTATCCACTACTGGAATTGGAGTAAGAGTAGGAGCAACCTGAGTTGGCACAGGCGTAGGAACGCTTACAGGAGGTTCGACAAGTGCAGGAACTGGAGGATCTACAGGCAATGGTTCTTGTGATGCTTGCATCTTTGCCATGGTACCTACTATCAATACCACAATCACAAGAAAGTCAAGGATAACAAGATTGACGATGGTCAGTATATTGAGTACTTTCTGTCGGTTCATAGTCCAGTCTCTTTCTTATTTGAACGATTGAACTTGCCGGTCAGTTCATGCGCAAGATGAGTAACCCACTCAATACCTTCGATGGAACGGGTCAAGAACACACCCATGCCAGCCGCACCAAGCACATAGATTTCCAGTCTGCCAAAACGTGGATCGATGATGTACAGGGCGGTCAGCAATGCAGCAGACCACATTCCAGAGCAGTTAGCACAGGTAATCAAATCAGCAAACACTTTGACACATGGATGTAATGTAGCCTTCGGTTGAGGATCTTCACCAGCACCCGAGCTATGCGGAACCATGTCTGTCAATGGAGCACGCAGCCACTCAAAGATGGCAAGATAGCCAACGGCACGTGCAACCAGGGATGATGCTGGAATCAAAGCCAGCATAACACTCAATTCCAATCCTTTGAATGGCACATCTGGCAAGCGTGTGGACGCAAAGAACAAGATTGTTTCAAGTACGGTGAGAAAGACGACCAGGGTTACATAGCGGCAAATGTTAGCGGAAGTGTTTTTGTCCACGGTAGTTTTCCTTTCTAATATCCGGCTGGAATAACTTTGCTATCACCAATCACTTCAAAGTCAGCATCTTTAGCGAAATAGGCCGTAGTGACAGTATGAAAACTGCCATCTTCTCTTGATTCCAAAGTGGTAGTTACTGCCTTAGTGCTATACCCATCTGGGGTAATCATACGGTCTATTTCAAGGTCAAATGGAGTAACATCCACTACCACCAGCAAAGCCCCATAGTGGGGCTTGCACTGGTTCGTCATTTGAATGACATCACCAATCAATGCTTTATGATACATGGTATCCTCCTATATACCACAACCACAACCGCTATCATCATCCTCTTCTTCATCACCATCTTCAACTTCTTTGAAGGATGGAGAATTCTCAATCTCGAATATTTTCTCGACACTGAGCTCGACTTCGAAGACAGTACCATCTTCTATATTGTCCCATTCTGCATCCTCAAGCTGTTTCAGCAGACCTTCCTGGGTAGAAGCAATGAACAAACCATCAGCTTCATCCTTGAGCAGATCGATAAGATCAGATTCTTTTGCATTGCTATCATCAGTGTAAATGAACAGTTTAGCCATTGTATATCTCCTATGAGTGAATGAGTATTGAGAGAGGACCGACAAAATAAAAGTTCAGGTTCCGCATGGTATTGTCATGTTCGAAAGTCCACCAGAAGGGCTGGATGTCAATATCGATATTCTTGTGTTGTATTCGCAACAACACAAATTTCCACCACCTGAAATCAGGGTGTTTGACAGGATATGGATTGAATGTTATCTTCATTCTATTTTCCTATTAGGAATTTCTGAAGCCGCTTGTACCAAAAGTGGCGTTTTTGGACCATCGGGCGTTTCCTTTTGGACAAAATCTTCATCTTTCATGGTTGCGGGATCTTGAACCTTAACCCCCTCAGGTACAAGGGGGTCAGGTTCCGATGGAATAGCAGAGATGGTTGCATAGAGTTCATCCCAGTCTTTGATGATCTGTGACTTGGGACTGAAAGGCACAACCAGCCTATTGATACCACCAATGGAAGTAATCTGGTAGTTCAAATGCTTGGCCTTTAGTAAAGCCTCAACATCTCTACGCTGATAGGTATGCATTAGTTCACGATCCTGGCGTCACGAATCTTCTCGGTGATTTCAGCGTTGGTCATTTCAGCCTTCAGTTTGGCAACTGCAATACCAACACGAATATCCCAGATGTCACCAGACTGGAGAGTGGTTGAACTCTTGTCACCATTCTTGTAGACCAAAGTGACGATCTTATTCTGCAGATCCACTTCAACGTCGAAGTCATCACCCATGTGACTGTGCTGTGTATCCTGCGACTTGGGAGCAAATTCTCTCATATGCATTTCAGCATCAGCGGTGGGTTTCTTTGCTTCAACGTTGAAATCCAGCCAGTCACGATGCCACTCGAAACTTTCTCCATCCAGATTGTACCACTCAGGAAATTCTGATCTTCGTGTAGCTTCGAATATCTGTCCGGCCATCAATTGCATTTTACTGGTATAAATATCAGTGTGGCCTTTAGCGTCTTCAGCACGAGTTGACACTGGCATATAACGAACACGGACCCTTGCTTCTTTGGGATAAACAGGTGCTGGCTCATTATAAAGTGTAAAATCACCTGCCAGGAAGTAATTACCACCACCAGCGTCACGACGCTCGCTAAGCTGAACAACCCGAGGCCATGCACCTTCAGACTCATCGGTGGGATCAAAACCACAACCACAACCACCAGTATCTTTAGCTGATCTAGCTTCCATGATGGCGGCAACATACATGAATCCTTGCTTTTTTCCACCATAATCGTTCCATGCAGATTCATCTGCAAGCGCTTGAATAGGATCTTTCTCTCGACCACCACCATTCCAGCTTTTGCGGAAAGGAACGACCTTCATACCAATTTTTACGTCTTTGATGTCCATGCCTTTGTTCTCCTCTACTTTGATTTCTTTATCAACCGGAACGACTTTTACGGCAAGGAAAGTATTCAGGGGTCTGTCACTCTTGTCTCTCAAATAGCCGCCATAGTAACCTTTCTGATACTTTCCATAGGTAACATTCACAAGAATTCCAACTTTGCCTATTACCTTTTCTTTGGCAGTATACCACGCATCACGATCGCCAACATCAACAACTTTGACTAATTGCCCTTCTGAAATATAAGGCTCAAAGTCCTCAAAATTGAAGAAATCGCCACCATGTAGCTCGGAATCTTGGCATAACAAAGCATAAGAATCACCATATTCTTTTCCTTTCAGGTACAGATATGGATGATCTGTGTCTTTTACACTGTTCCATGCATTGGAATGCTCAAGACCACTCCATGCAGTTTTCTGAAAAGGTACTACCTTCATACCACGTACAGCATACTGTTGTTCCATATTATCTCCTTCCTATTCTGCCTAATGCGGATAGGCCATCGAAAATAACAAAGATGGGCCACAAAACAACAACCATGAAACAAACAATCATTCTGGTGGCTCTGAAATTGTACTTGGCATTCCTGTTTATGAACAGGTACAACAATGCAATCAAGATACCAATTCCAACATACACCAGAATCAACGCAGTTGCAAGATCCATATTGTCTCCAATTGGCAGTATACTATAGAACCATGAATCTGTAAAGGTTATTGTGACAAGACCCAAGCTATTACCAGAAGAACGATTATCATCTAATGCCTCACAGCATGAATATAAGCACAATTATCCATAATGGGATAGCAAGCCACCAATATAAGCTATTCACCATTATAGCAAATAGTGAAGCTGTAAGTGCTGCCACAAAAACACTGCCAAACAGCTTGAACTCAAGTCTGTTGTTCATATTATCTGTTATCCCAGTAGATTACCCATGGACCGATGCAAAGCGTGTGATCAAACATCCCTTTGCCAAGATCTGTAAATGCCCATGATAATGGATAGAAAGCAACGCCTGCTTTGTTTCCCAGATAGCTAAACAAGGGACCCCTGTTAGCTACAGCTTTTGGAGACCATTCAAAAGACTTGCTTGGACGACCATAACATCCCATAGTATCCTCCTATATGCAGAACAGATTGAGTGTCATGCCAATTACCATGACTGCCAAGGCTACAATCCCAAGTATGATCATGTAGAAGGTAAGAACCTTCAATATCCCTCTTTTGGTCATCAGGTTGGTATAGATGTTGAGTAGCACAAATATAACCGCAAACAATACAGCAAAGAAGTGATTTGCGTCCACATTATTCTCCCTAGCAATGCTGAATTCGTAACTTGCTATTACACAAACTAAAGGGCGGAGGCGGGGTTGGATAAGTACCACCATTACTGATTCGACTGGGTATATTCACCACTACCGCAAACACAAATACCATCAGAAGATTCAACAGTTTGTTTTTCATATTATCTCTCCTAATACCAGACAATTGGCCCAAAGTGATGCACTATATTAGTCTGACCGAACTCCCAATTGAAAGGGGTAATTCGGAAACCGGAGAACTGATATGTATTATGTATGCCAAACAACACAAATATTCCAACTCTCCATAACAATCTAAACAGTTCCAATTCTGTATACTTTCCCAGTCTGATTCGCATGTCTCTCCTTATAACCAGAATGATAGGATTGCAATCCCCACACACACAATTCCTATTAGGATCATCAGGTAATAACGTAGTTTTTTGTTCATATTATTTCAGTTAGTGCTGATATACCCATGCATAGGAACATCACAAATGCAAGATCTATCCAATCAGTGATGATTCCACCCAGTGCAGCACAAACCATCAACACAAAGAATATAGCTATAAACGCACGCGATAGTACTCTCTTTAGCAGTTCCATGGTTTATCTCCTATTTATCAAAACCATCTCTCTCAACTCTACGATCAGCACGATTGAACAACCACCAATACCCCAACATGATTATGATAGGAGCAAAACAACAACAATCAGTCAGTATCTTCGCTGAGAGTGACATGGCTAGAACTTTCCATTGTAGCAAATGCGTGGAGATGTCTCATTACAGCAGTACATCATGCCATGATACCTACGACAGTAAAGACCACTGTTAGTAGGATTGCCACCTATCCCACCTATGATGAATATACTCAATACAGCAACCATGAACAGTCTAAGTTTCATATCATCTCTCCTTATTCCACTCTAATCCAGCCTGTGTTCGTCAAGGCATCATTCCAGATGCTTCTAGGCGTCATAAACAGATTCCTGAATGAGTGAAACCTGGGAACACTGTCCCTATCAGACATATAGGTAATCCCATTGGGATGCAATGCAGTAATCATCCATGTATCTGGTAAACCATCAAACCTAATCATACTATTCTCCCTAAGCATGATAGTCTTAGCCTTACCAGTTACCTTTATCTCTCTGGGAATACCATGATCCAGATCTGCCTCTATCAGTATATGACTAATTCCCATGAACTGTCCTATATCTGTCAGCATGTTCCTTATCTCCCTAGTGCAATAAATACCTCAATACCATCCCTAATACTATATAAGGAACCATCCTACATATAGACCTGAACGTAACAATCAATACTCTTCTCATATCTATCCTCATACTACATCTCCTTATAGGAATATATACTTTCCTATCCACTATACCCTATAACAATGGCTAGGGGTGTATATGGGACTACTAGCTCTTTCGCTTCACTCTCCAGTACAGTGCTATGATGCCCAGATCCACTTGTAATGGCATACCGAAGAATGGTAGTTTGGCAGCAGTACCATCTGCAAACTTGATTGCGCTTGTGATCCACTCTTCTGGGTCCTTACGGATGCGTATTACGAAGCGCTTGAAGGCAAACAGCCAACTGAAGGGCAGATTCTGGAATACCATGCGAATTCTCCTAATAGGAATTATACACCACGTGCACAATCTTGACAATGGCTACAGTACCCTTGCGACGCATAGCTGCATCCAATGCCTGTTCAGCAGTAACATGCGGCTTGATGTGCAGCAAGCGTATGATCCAGAAGGGAATGACCAGATAGCGATCGGGGATCAGTTTCGGTGCCATAGCATGCTCCTATAAAAGCGTAGAGGGGAAGTGCAGTGATTTTGCACAACCCCTCCACGCTCTAAGGCTAAGAATATCATGGAGAACCTGTAGCCACTGGCAAGTGGACAGGTCCCCCATGACGCTCAACTACATTCTAGTGAATATCAACCGACATACGGCGGCGGTTCAGATATTCCACCAGATCAGTGAGGTTGCCCTCAGCAATGAACAGATCAGGGCCAGCGAACGGGATCTGCCCAATCCAGCGGGTCAGGTGCTTGCCGATATTGGCAGCGAGATCGATCATGCCACCATCGTGGTTCAGCACCAGAGTGCCCTCGGCCTTGGCAGGAGCAACTTCAGCGGCTGTGCGCACACCATTGGTGGCTGTAACGACAGTCTTGGCAGGTGCCTGACCTTGCTCATTCAGGGAGGCGCGGAAGCGCGCTTCCTGTTTGTAGACCTGGGCGCTGATAGTGTGGGAGCGTGCGTCAGCATATGCTTCCTTGACGGTCTTCAGGAACTGACCGATGTACCATGCAGCCACAAAGCCGAACTGATAGCTCCACTTGAACAGGATGGGAGTACCATTGGCTTCACTGTCCAGTAGATCACGGACAGCAGCAGACCGCATGATCTGGCGACGCATATGTGTTACTTCATCGCCCTCAGTCTTCTCAGCAGGCAGATTGACCAGACGTTTGGAGATCTTCAGTTGCCCACCCACAAATCCCATGCGGAACCAGCAGGTCTTGGCTGAGGCGATTTCCAGTTCATTGGTAGCGCCTTCGATGGCAGCAGCCTTGGCATTCTCAAAGCCCACGATATTGCCAGCAAACTTGCCAGTATAGAGCGCATTGACAGTACCGATGTTCTCGGTATCACCAACACGTGAGGCGAGTTCGTCAAAGGAGGTCTTGAGTTGGAACAGACCATCCTGGTCAGACACGGCCAGGAAGTCAGCCTTGGTGCGCCAATCGCACAGGATGTTCAGAGCAGCCTTGATCTTCCCAGGTTCGCTGATGATGCGTGCTTTCTTGCCTTCTGCAAGATTCACACCCATCTGGTTGGACCAGAGAGTGAGATTGCGAACATGCAGAATTGGATCAGCAACGACCAACTTGAACCCTGCGGGGATCAATTCGCTGGCATGCACACGCAGTGTTTCTTCAGCAGGCGCTTCGGTCTCGGGAACGAGAGGGGTAGCGGGAGCAGAAACAGGGGCGGCTTCGATAGTTACAACGTCAACGGACACGAGCTTATTATCGGACATAGGTTGGGTTCCTTTCTGGGAACTGATTGAGGGTTGGTTATGATCGTTCAGGTCAGCAACTAATCCTGCGACTTTGGTCACGCAACACCATCCATGGACAATCCAATCTGCCCCGCGAGTGCAGCAGCATCGCTTTGGGCCTTCTTCAATTCCGCAGTCAGATCATCACCCTTCTTGATCATGGCTTTGGCTTCAGCTATGAGTTCCTTGTTCTGCAGGATTGCTTCAGCCTTGTAATACAACTCAACGGCCTTGGCAACCTGAGCACCATAGCTGGACAACGCATGGAAATTGGCACTGCCACCAGACAGCTTGGCAAGTTCCGGACCCAATTCAAGAGACACCTTGCGTGCATTGCGATACAGCACCACTTTGGGATCTTTCATAACGATGCTGCGTTCGCGTGCAAGTTCACGCTCAAGGTTCTTGAGTTCGAACACCTTCTCGGTGCTCTTGAGTGCTACCATATCAACCTTGCCTGCGAGGATGTCCTCATCGATCAGGGCATCACCTTGTTTGACATGGCTGGTATCGTGCTGGGCCCAAGTGCGTTTCTTGCCGGATTTCTTAGTCATAGCATATTCCTTTCATAGCGTACAGAACAGCAGAACAGTTACCGTGGCGTACCACACTTACATACGGCAATTCCCCATAGTTATTCAGTTGTTTGCCCCCATTGCTTATTTCCCCCTTATTGGTGAACAAGGAAGGCCGCACGAGAAGTCATCTGGATCTCATGCGTTGGGCCACGTAGCGCCCACAGTAACCGCAACAGCACAAACACGCGGTTTGGATATGATCCGCCATATTCAGAAACGATCGCCGTAGCAATGCGATCACGAGTCTCCAAGGAATAGCCGCGACGAACCATAGCGTTGATCACGGCAAGAGACAGATGGACATTGAATGTTTCCTTGAGAACCCACAATTGGAAACGGATCTTGTACATCATGCGCTTCATCTCACTCATCAGATTCATTGCCATTTCCTTTCTTCACAAACGATGAGACCACGGCATCCAGTCCAGCTTCATGGAGACGCTGGCGGTATTGTGGGTCAATCCGATGTGCACGCTGCTTGATCTCATGCTGTCGCTTCGTGCGCTTCTCGGCTTGTAGGAGGCTGGAATCTACCTCCACGTCTTCGTTCAGCAACCACTTCATACCACGCATTTCGTACTCCTTTCTTCTATGCATGTGAACTCATGCATATGCCTGCTCATCAGGCTACCCCCAACCTGATGAGCAAGCGCTATGCAATTGTTCTTCCTAATAGGAAGAGTTACCAGGAACCGTATTCGTCAGAAGCCTGCATCCGACGCTCAGTAGCGGTCATCTGCTGCTTCCGAGAACCAACCTGCCGTTGATTCGGACCCTCGGGCAGTTGGTTGGGCTCGCCATCCATGAAGGACATCACTGCACCAGTGAAGTCAACGAAGATGGATTTCTTGCCTGCATTGATGGTGTTCTTGGAACCGTTCTTGGGGGTATTCTTATGACCAAACATGATATGCTCCTTTCTAAGAGCAACTAACTGAATGATGCGCAGGATTGCGCCTATATATAAGAGCCTAAATGCAAAAGGCCCTTTGCGCCAGTCTTTTACTTGGCGTGTAAACCCTGGAAGGTTTTTTTCACAATCCAGAACATATGCCAATATGCTCTGAATATCTTGCCCCTTAGTCTGGATGCCCATTGCCAGGGGTTAGGCATTAGATCATCCCATGTGTACAGATATGTATCTGCATGGCCCACATGAGATATAGATACAGTTGCATATGGTGTATCCATATAGCCACCACTATAGCCTGATACAATATGCAAATGCCCAATTGTAAGATCATAGTCATAGCTATCGCCTTGATTTCTTTCAGTATAGGTGCCAAAGCGAGAGATAACTTTAATTATAGGGCGGATCAGGCCACAGAGCCAATCTATGATACGGTTATGCAGAATAATAAACTTGATGTTCATAGCAATCACCGTACATAGTAATCGAATGTGTGCTGCCACACCACAATACGCCTGTGCAAGATCCAGGTGATGATAGCCATGTGCGTGTGCCAGCCATCCTTCCCAAAGCAGCGTGATGCATGCAGAGCACCACGGTTGTATGCATGCACAATGCCATCGCCATTGTCACGCATAGGGAAGACGTACTTGCGGAAGATCAAGATCATCAGGTACAACATGTTACACATCCTATTCTCCTGCGTGCAGGAATTAGCTGCATCTGAGCAGGCGTTAGCATGCATGACTATTGCCCCCATGCATGCATGCTATGCCAAATCAGATACTACCTAACTGCCATAGTGATTAGGCTAGGCAAGGCCATACATGCAAGCATGCCTACTGCTATCACTACTGCGAATACGATCCAACCTACAGGAGAGCACAGTCTCTTATTCATGTTATTTGCAATAGGATAACCACTCAGCAACGAAGTTATCCCATGCCTGTCCAATGCTCTCAGTCTGTACATTGTGCGCTACATCCTGCGCACCATTGGAGATCTGCGTAGCTGCATTTGCAATATCCCCAGTACCAATGCCCTGGTGTGGTGATGAGAAGTTACCCACCGCTATGACCACTGCGATGATCACCAAAACCATAAAGCCAAAGAACAACTTCTTACCCATTTTTGCCTCCTTCAGGCACAGAAAATTATACTGATCATCGGGACCAGCACCGTCAGAAATGCCCCCCTATGTTCATTTTTTCTCTTTCACTCCCCCCACTAATAGTTGGAAACGCCCGTAGGGGAAAATTGGGGGGGTATTCATATAGTGGAAAAAGGAGGGGGTTCTGTCTCTATGGGTAAGGGTTGCTCTCTACGTTTCTACACTTCTACACTTGGTAGATCGTCACTTATTATCGTTTAGTGCCGAATTACGAAATAGCTTTCACTCTTATTCACACTTTCAGCATTTGTTGAAAGTAGCAGTATTGGTGAAAGTGTGGTAAAATAGGGGCAAATAGAGGAGATGCGATATGGCTGATATAGTAGTAACTAATTCTCTTGAACTGAACATGGATGATGTGGAGTCTATTACCACTGTCAAGGCATCTGAAGCCATTATGAGGAATGGTCTTGAGTTTGGAACGATAACTCACGAGTACAAGAAAATTGACATGCACTCGGGAAGAGTTATTATGGTCACAGACAAGAAGGATATTGAGGAGTTGAACTCTGCTCTATTGAGTAGGTTCTATTCTGGAATAAGATAGGAGATTGGGTATGGCAGAAGTATACAATAAACCACCACTTGGAATTGTGCCTGAGTTTGTTTGGAGAAAGAGTAGGGCACGTGATCTTCTTGGTGCCATTGATAGATATGTCTATGACAATAAATATATCGACTTGCTAAGATCCTGGGAAAAGGAACTTTCCGAACATCTTGAATGGTTGATTACACATGATCGAGTATAGAGAACAAAAATCCTGGAGAGGATTAGTCTCCAGGATCAAGGTCAAGCATGGTAAGATTTATGTAGATGCATACCTGTGGGCTTCACAGGATGCGCTGCAAGAGAACGTGTTGACAGACAACGAGTATCTGGTAGCATGCTATCTGCCAATTCCTATTAGGAATTGTGACGAAGGTACTTTTGGTGAATTCAATTTTTGTCTTGATGAATTGGGATTCAAAACTGTTGCGCATGAACTTACTCATTTTATCATAGACCTAAAGAGAATGCAATGCTTCGAGGATGAGGATACTGCAGAATTCGTAGGAGAATTGGCAGAGAGATTGACTCAGGAATTTCTTTCCAAGACCTTGACAGATCCAGAAGAATATGTATAATAGGGTTACACATGGAGTTTGTAGCTCAGTGGCCTAGAGCGCCTGTCTGTGGAACAGGGATCGTGAGTCCGAATCTCCCCAATCTCCCCATGAAAAATCGTGATATAATTGTAGTGGTTATGAGCCTGCTCTACTTGCACTTTAACAACTGAAATGCCAACTAGCCTTTGAAGCACATTTGGATGTGCGCCCGTTCCGTAA